ATGAGGATCAGCCGGAATGTAGAGACGCATTCCGGCATGGGCTTCGACCAGCCGGAAAAAGTCATCCTCGCCAAGCAGGTCAAGCAGCACCTGCGCGATGTCGGATGTCTTATACTCCATTGAGTTCATCGCACCTGCCATGAAATCCTTCCATCTGAAAAGTGCCCCCGGCAGATCATGAGCGGCGGCTTCTGCCGGGGGCGCCATGGGCCGGAGGTATGGCCCATGGAAGCGTGTCAATTTCGGCCGATCACCCGGCCCGTGTTGGCGGTTGACTGCACCCGGACGCCATCGACGCCGCTGTCAGCGTTGACGATGCGCAATCCCGGATCGAGGCCGATCATCATGCTGCCCTGCATCTGGACGGGGGCTTGTGCTGCCGATACGCCGGACTGGACAGCGGGCAAGGCCGAGCGCCCGGCAATGCCGGCGGCGTTGTCGTTGGAGGCGGCGCCGATGGAGGGGCGCACCTGAATGGTGTTGATCTCGCGAAGCTTCCCGGCAAGATCCTTGGCAAGATCAAATGCCTTCTGCATCTCGCCGGTCTGAATGTCCGGGCTGGCCGAGATCTGGAGCATATCCTTGATCTGCTGGCCGATATTGCCTGCCTTTGCAGTCGCATCGACACCACCGGATGACAGTGCCGCAATGAATTCCCGCATGTCCTGCTGTGCGGCAAAAGGCCAATCATTGGTCAGGGCAGCCAGGTCTTTGCGCTGCTGGTCGATGGTCGCCCGGTCTGCCGGTGAAGCGCTTCCGGCAGGGCTGGCCTTGTCCAGGCCAAGCCAGGAGCGTGGCGTCCCGACATTCTGTTCCAGCCAGTTGTTGTAGCCGTCCCACTGCTTTTTGTTGCCGTCCATGAACTTCTGAAGCTCGTTTGCGTCGCTGGGGATGGCGCTCGCCAGCGAGGCGGCATTGCCGACGCCGAAAAGCATGGACCACATGGACGGCCTGCCGATCCCGGCCGCCTTGGTCGCGGCCTCGTTGACGCGGCCGAGCTGGTCGGCAAGCCCACCAACTCCAGCCGAGGAGCGCGAAAGCATTCGCATCAGGCCCGTGATCGCCCGCAGAGGCGCAAACAGCGCCGCAAACCCGGCCGTGATAATGGGGATCGCGATGCCGAGAGCGCCGATTGCTCCCGCCGCGAGAATAGCGCCGCCACCGGCAACAAGAAGCTGGCGTCCGAAGCCACCCGTTTCCTTGTTGAACGCGCGGAACGCATCCAGCGCCTTGCCGATACCCTCATTCAGCGTCGGAAGCCACTCGCCAAAGGACGAGCCGATCTCATCGCTGATCTGCGACATGAGATCCTTGAAGATGGTAAGTTGCTTGTTCAAGCCCTGCATCTGGGTATTGGTATCGTTCCTCGTGGTCGATCCATCGGCCTTGGCGATCTCGTCGCGGATCGACTTGTACTTCTGCATGTTCGCCAGCATCGGGATCAGGAAGCCGTTCACCTGCATGTCCGAGAAAAGCCCGCTCAGTGCGCCAGCGCCGGAAATGGCAGTCAGCTGTTTGCCCACCTGCTCAAGGGCGTCCGCGCCTTCAATGCCGTTATCCTTGGCCTTCTTCAGCATGGCTTCGACTTCGCTGCCGGATACACCCGTCAGCTTGGAAATCTTCTGAATGACCGCTTCAATCGGGCTGATGCCCTGGATCACGGCGTTCTGCATCACCGCCATGATGTCGACGTTCATCTTCTCGAAGTTCTTGATCGTCTCCTGCGATGTGATCTTCGACAGGAAATTATTGAGGTTGTTCGCCGCCTCCGCAGGGTCGGAAGTACCCATGCGGGCAACCTGCAACATTGCGGCAAGCTGCGTTGTCGCACCCTGTCCAGTTACCCCGAGCTTCGCGACCTGTCCGGTCAGAACCGGGAAATACTTCGCCATGTCCTTCAATTCGAAGGAGCCGAGCTTGCCACCCACAACGAGCTTGTCCATGGCCTGCCCCAACTCACCGGCCGGAACTTTCAAGCTCTGCATCAGTGACGTGGCAACACTGGCGATATCCTTGATGTCGGCATTGGCGGCGGTCGCAGTGCGGGCAATGTTGCCGATGGATGCATCGACAAGGCTCTTGTCGAGACCGGCCGCGATCATCTGTCCGGCCGCGCCCGCGATGTCCTGCGAGGAAATCCCCACCTGCCGCGCAAGGTCCTGGTACATCCCCTTCATCTCGGCAATGTTCTTGAAGGCCTCTTGCCCCACAAGGCCCTGTGTCACAGAAATATCGAGTAGCTTTTGCTGAAACGCCGCAGCGTCCTGGATAGGCCCCAAAAAGGAAAGTGCCCCGACCGCCGCACCGACCGCGCCGATCTTGCGGGCCACATCGGCAATACCACTCAAGGAGGCCTGCAAACGCCGCAGCGGCGAACTCAGCAAGTCCTTGAGGCGGACGATCACGTCCAGGGCCATGTTGCGGTTTGCCATGCGTCACCCTTTCCTTTGAAGAAGATGGCCCGGCGGTGGTGGAGCCGCCGGGCCATCCCAACCGCATCAAGTGCGGCCGATTTGCCCCCGCTCACCAACGAGGGCCTTGGATAGGGGCGCAACAGGAAACGCCCCCATCACATTCCTTAAATGTGATGGCTGACGATCAATTCCGCCGAGCGCGCCCAGGTGTTCGTTTCGCCGCCGTTCACCAGTTCGGCATTCAGCAGCGCGCGTGCTGGATCCTCCAGATTTGGGGGAACGATCAGATGCGTCGGCGTGATGCCCATACGCTTGCCGTCCATCTTGCGCAGGTTCATCATGGAAAGCCGCGCGGAAATGTAGTTCGCCTTGTTCAAGGTTGACCTGGAGCAATGCGCCAACTGCCACAGGCCGAAGCCGGCATTGCAACGCCCGCGCACGCCATAGACATATTCGTCCTTCATGAAGACGTAGGGATCGTTGGGAGCGGTGAGCGACTGAAGGTCGAAGCTCGTCCGCTCCTGGAAGAGCATCGGCTTCAACACCTGTCCGCAGTCCAGCAGATACCAGGCGTCGCCGTCTCCCGCCGTAAAGTTGGAAACGGAAATCTCTTCCTTGCTCTCGTTGTAGGCCTTGTGGTCCGTGTCGAAGAAATACTGCCCATCATAGCATCGTTCGGACGTGCCGTCGCTCAGCAGTTCGAAGACCAGCTGATCCGGGAAAAGCGCCGTCTGTTCGCCAAGGCGCGCTGCCAGAGGGGAGAAAATGCCATAGGTATCATCTTCGATCTTCTCCCGCGGGATCGTGATCGTTTCCTCGAACTTCCGATTGACGACCGTGTACCGGGAGCGGGAAAGCGTATGGAGAACGCGATCACCCAACCATTCGCGAATGCCCGGAAGATCGTCCAGCCAGGCGTAGGTTTCCTGACTGGTGGAAGACACGGTGCGCATGGCGACCAGGTCGAGATAGGTCTTGGGAGAGGCCTTCCCCTTGTTGAAGGCAACGTTGATGCCCGTGAAGAGGGAAGAAAGAGTGTTTGCGTTGATATCCATTTTGCCGCCCTGAGTGTCAATTGCTGACACCATGCGGCACATCAAGGTGGGAGTTCATGCCCATAACGGAGGGCATGAAACGGCATTCATCCTGAAAATCGCACGGAAGTCATCCGCTTTTCATGCCCGCGACTATGGGGTGTGCCGGGGGGCCGGAAATCGCCTGATCCCAATCCGCCTGTAGGCGGTCCTTCCTGGTCGGCACCCCGCCAAATTAACGCGGCATGTATCGATCGACCAGCGCGAATATGGTCTCTGCAATCATTGTCTCATCTTCCTTGGAAATTCCGAGATAGGGACGAGCGGGAATTGTCACGCTATCGGTTTTCACAAAATGGTCGCCAATTCTGAAAGCAAGGTGCGAAGCGATTTTCGGCTTGATCTCGCCACCAAACTGATGAATGGCAGCGTAAACCTTGTTAGGCCCAACCCGAACTTCGCTGGAAGATGCCCTGCTATTGATGCTGTCCCGAAGCAGGCCGCTTTCAACCAGGGTGTATGTTTTTGTCTTCGTCTCGGCATATTGCTTATTGAGTGCGGCCCAGGCGTTGCCGTCCGGATCGGTGCCGCTGATAAAACGCTGATGGGTTGAACCCACCAGCCCCGTGCCGATTGCTTTCATAACCGGCGTAGTATTGCGCATCACGCCTTCAAGTTGGCGGAACGCCGCTTGTACCTCCTTGTCCTGCACTGTCACCGAAAATGGCGCACCGGTCATAGACTGATCTCCAAGCCTCAATTCGCAAGCGGTGGCTTCTCATGCCCGGCAAGGATCTGTTCCTCCGCCACCATGAGGCCAGACATTATGTCGATCTTCGCTTTCGTAAAGCCCTCTGCCCGCTGTGGCGAAAGCTCGCCGCGCTCGATAAGCTTGTCGTCGGCAGCGCAATGCATTTGCAGCGCTTGTCCGCGCACCTGTACCAGGAAGACAAGCTGTTCCTTCGAAAGCGTGTTCAGGTCGATCTGCGTGTCCAAAACGATATCCCTCAAATTCGCCCGTCAGGCGCGTTTTTTAGTCCAGATGATGTGCGGCACCCAACAGGTCATAAAAATCCGCCTATGGGCTTTGAGGCGGCTTCGAAATCAATTTCCGAGCCGTAAACCTCATCAATCTCATCAAGCATCTTCGCAACTTCCCAGGCAATTCTATCCAGATCTTCGTCTCGTTGCAGTTCAGAAATCACATACCGCTGCTGATCCTCGTCCAGACGGTGAATGTTTCGAACGATCCACCCTTCGGCGCGGTAACGCACCAGCAGCAGCGTTGCCAGTTCCTTCAGAACGCCCGACTTTTCGAGTGCCTTGATTTTCTTTGTAACCCGCTTCTCCTCGGGAGACCGGGGCTTAGGCCCCGGCTTCGACTTACGGGATCTCTTCGCGTTTTCCTTTGCCACCTCAGCCTTGTGACTTACCTTGAGGCTCCGCTCCATGTTGTTGATCGCATTGAGCGTGTAGTGGAGCTGCCGTGTCGTTTCTGCCTGTTTCCAGAGGCGCTGGTCTTCGACGCTGATGTGTTCGCGCAATGCCATGGGATCGGCGATCGCTGCCCACAGCTTCGACCGGTTGCGAGGCGACCTAACGCCGACCGTCACACTGAGGTGCGGCATCACGTCAATCGGCTTCGGCATCGCGCCGATCTTCTCCAGCGCCGCAGCCCTGCGGTCTCGCGGCATGGCCTCCCAGGCGTCGCGAAACTGCTTCTCCCGCCAGTCTCCGGTTTCCATGCGGCCGGTCGGCTCGCGACCGGTTTCAGGGTCAGGCTCGCGCAGGACGGCTTCAAGGTCAGGGTTCTCGCGCAGTTTTGCGGCTATACGGTTCTGCTTTTCAGGTCCGAGCTTCGCCAGCTTGATCAAGCGTGTCTGATCATCGGCATAATCTGTGCCACGGATAGCGTCTCTCAGCGATTTTTCCAGAAGACGGATCGAGTAACGCCTACGACCCTCACGTTCGGAAATGCCGAATTTATCAAGTAAGTCTTTGTAGAAGCTTGGTTTTTTTGATAAATCTAAATCGGCATTAATCCGGCCATCTTGGCCGCTTTTCTTCCTGCGGCCCGGTTCTATCTTTCCAAAAGTTGCTTCCCACCATTCGCGATAGGCCGAAAAGTGTTCCGCCGCTTCGAGAGCGTTCAACTCCGACTGCGACAGATTGTCAGCGATGGCCAAACTAGAGGCTTCATCCTTGGTTCGCAAGAGCGCATTGATCGTGGGCCATCCCAGCTTTTGCGCTGCCCAAAGCCTCCTTGCGCCGTAAATCAGCGTAAACTGCTTCCTGTCTCCACGTGCGGTGCTCTTGTAAACGGCAATCGGCGTCTTCTGTCCGTCGCTCTCCATCTGGCGCATCAGAAGCATTGCAGCAGCCTCGTTATGCGGCCGGACATATCCATCCGGCACATGCACCAGATCAACGGGTATCGCGATCACTTCAGCCAAACCGCGTCATCTCCTGTGGTGGAAACTCCGCTAAGATGATTGCGGTCATCGGTTCCGATCCGGTCATTCTTCGCCTTTCGGAAACTCTCCGGACGCGGTGAGGAAGCCCTGTTCTTTTAGGTACTGGATCAAGAGCCCGTCCATGAGCGCAGCCAAAGACACACCAGCGTGCGCAGCAGCTCGTTCACCAGCCTTCTTTACTGTCGGCCTCATCCGCACTGCAAAGGCTTCTGATTTTCGCTCGTCCTCAAGCGCCATTGTATAACACACCGTTGACAAATCTTCGTTGTTAGATATGTATAACGGTGTTGAATACAAAACTCAAGCGGCCCAAGCGGGTGTTACCAGCACCAGCGAGGGCCTAACCAAACGGCAAAGGAGGCCCTTATGCCACAGGCTGCTTTCGCAGATAGCACAACTGCGCCCAAAGGTCAGCAGACCTTCCAACTCGATTTCGATGTGTTCATCGACACATTGCGAGAACTGGAGGCTATCTGCTTCATGCTGGAAGGCGCGTTGAGCCAGACAGGCTTCATTCATCAGGATATCGTGGCCGGTATCCACGGTCTTATCCGTGGCCGCGTGGAGGATCTTCGCGTGATCTACGGTGACGCCATGGCGGATCGCGAGGCTTTTCAGCGGCTGTTGGCGATCCGGCAGACACGGTCAAAGCTGGATCAGGCCGGCTCGGTGCAGGATGCGAAACAGCCCTCCGCCTCCAAACAGGAGGCAAGCGCATGACTGCCACTCTGGACAAGAAGGAAATCGATCAGCTTCGCGAAGATCTGGAAGAGGGGATGGCGATGCTGAAAACCCTGGCCGAATGCTCCTGCCTCGCCCTCGATCATGGCGATGTTGACAGCAATTTCACCTTTGGTCTTTCCAGGCTGTTCGATGCCGCATTCCAGCGCCTGGACGGCACCGAAGCCGCCCTTCGCAAGATAAGCGGCGGCGCGGAGAAAATGGATCGCGCACAGGCGGAGGAATGGGCGAGGGACAAGCTCACCTTCCTCCAGGACGAGCAGCGTGGCGCTGTCCAGTCGAAGAAAAAATAGCATTTGTGTCCGGTATGGTCAGGGGCGCTGCGATCCGTCGCGGCGCCCTTTTCCATGCCAGTTTTCCGCTGCGCTTTCGTCATTCACTGCCGGTGATTTTTGAACAACCTTTGAGGCCTCATCAACACCCGTTCGAAGGCCTCTGTCATGCGTTCCCTTGCCCGTCTTTCCCGCATCAAATACCCCGCCTCCAATGTCGTTCCGGCTTGGCTTCTTTGCTACTGGAGGTTGCTCCGTTCGGATGCCGCCAGAGACTATGCGAAGGCGTGGATCATGCTGCCCCAGCGCTTGCCGCCGGGCGTCCCATGCCCCACAGTTGATCAGATGGCTACTGCTCTTGTGGATCATAATTTGGTGGACCGTTAGCGCTCGACGGTGGAAAGTTCTTGCATGCTGCATTCACGCTCTATCCGACTGAAAACACATGGTTTTACGCTGAAAAAGCGAACATGCCAGCGACTAGCAAGTTAGAATTGGATTTTTCTCGATTTTTTGCACGGTTTGAAGACTTTGCGGCGGAAATCCTCAAAGTCTGAAAAAGCCCGGAAATGCGGGCTTTTTTGTCCTTCCGTCTGGCCTTTAAAAGGCTTTTCAAAAGCCTCTCAAAGAGACTTTTAAAAATGGCCCGAAGCCGCGTTTTTTGCGCAAATTTCGAGGCTTTTTTGTCAAAATGGCTTTTCCGCACAGCGCCGAAAACGGTCAAAAATATCCAGCAAAAACACATGCTTGGACGGAAAAAGACGCGAAATGACGAGAAATGACGGTTTTCCGGAAATCTATGTCAAACAACATCCGGAATTTTGACAGCCAAAACCGAAAAATGGAATTTCCGGAAAGCCTGTCAAAATGTGCGTTTTGAGCGGCGTTCAAACGTCTTTCCAATACTTTTCAAAGCCGCTTCAAATTTACCGATTTCTCAAACACCGCGCTAACCAAAAGCGGTCTTTGGTTTTGACGGTATCATCGGTCTCGGGCACCGTGAGGCTGAGATGCTGGCCCATCTCCAATCCCTTCAATGTGAAATGGAGAAGCAAGATGGAGATCCCATCTTTTGGGCCAGCCGGACCTACCTTTGAGCAGGCAGCAGAGAGTTATCTCGCTCATGGCGGCGAGGCTCGGTACATTCCGCCAATCGTCGCCTATTTTGCCGGCCGGCCTCTGACATCGATCCACCCGTTCGATATCCGCAAAATGGCGGAAAGCATTTACCCCGCGCACAGCAATGCCACACGCAACAGGCAGGCCATCACACCGGCAAGAGCTGTCATGATGCACGGCTATGACCGTGGGTGGTGCCCGCTCATTCGCGTGCGGCGTTTCAAGCAAGACCGACCGGCTCGGCCGAAACCAGCGTCGCCGGTCTGGCTGCATGCCTTCGCCAGGCAGTGCGACAAGGATGGCTTGCCCCATGTGGCGGCCGTAGTGCTCTTCATGGCTCAAAGCGGCGCGCGGATCAGCGAGGCGATTGCGCTGCGGTGGTCCGAGGTAGACCTGAATGCTCGCACGGCCCTGTTGCTCAAGACAAAGACGTCGACCAACTCCGTGCGGTTTTTGACAGACGAGGTTGCTGCACGGCTCCGGGACCTGCGCGGCACTGCCAAAGGCAGCGACAGGGTTTTCCGATACACCTCGCGCCACAGCGTCAATGAGCGCATCCGGGCCGTCTGTGGTCGGGCCGGCATCCCGCACAAGCCGCCGCATACATGCGGGCGACACACCTTTGCCACGCGCGCGATCGAGCTTGGAATGGATGTGCGCACCACAATGGCGGCAGGCGACTGGCGATCCTCGTCAGTCTTTCTGGAGACCTATGTGCATCCACGGCTGAATGCCGGACGCCTGGTCGCCGATCGCTTTGCTATGGATGCTTTCGACGAAATCTGATGCGGTTTTCAAAGAGCTGCCGGCAGACGCATTTTCGGGCTGCCGGCACGTACAGATGATGATGGGGCGTCACGACACCCGCAGATTGCCTGCCAGCACGTAGTCGCGGATCACCTTGCCGATTTCGATATGCGCCCATGTGCTGTCATGAGCGGCATCAATCGCAGCAACAAACGTGATTTCGTAGGCATCGCCCACGGCTGGCGTTGCAGACCAGCCAGCATCGACGTTGATGGTGCCATCCGCTCGCGTATAAAAGACAACACCGGCCGCTGTGTTCGCAGCGGCTCCGGTCGTAAACCGGATGGAATAGCCCTTGTACAGGTCAGCCACCCAGCCAGCCTTGCTGCTGTCAATGAATTCATACTTGGCAGTGACACCCGTCAGAGTACCGGTAATGCTTGGCCGTCCGGCCGGCACGATGACATAGCCACCATCCAATGTCTTGACATTGGAGGCATTGACCTCGACAGCACTGCATGTCTCGATCACGCCGGTCAGATCGAAATATCCGCTCTCCTGACGAAATCCGCTCGGTCCCGTATCGCGCAGCCATGCATTGATTTGCAGACGGGTGGCCTCGGTCGAGACTTTTGTCTGACCGGCTACAGTGGTCCATGCGTCGGTGGTGTTTGTCGACGGCGGCAGCGTCATCTGATGCCACTTGATGCCGCGCGGCGCATACCAGCTAACCGCCTTTAGCAGATTGGCCCGGAACGTCGCGAAGCCCAGCCCTTTGTCGTTGTTGCCGTAGTTGGAAATGATGTTGTTAGCCAACTCGGCAAGCCGGTTCCGGGTGCGATCGCGCACAGAGCTGGCGAGCGAATTGACGAAATCATCCAGCTTTTCACCGCCGAGACCCATGGGGATATAGCCGCACAGCGGTGTCGTCTGGTCCTGCATTTTGAGGTCCAGCCGGTTCGTGATGCCACGAACGATGAAGCCTCCCTCACCGTAGCCGACACCTCCATCTCCGGTGCCAGCCCCCTTGCTGTCCGCAACGATGGCAACAGACGCACACGGACGCTTGGGGCGGCCAAGAATTGTGAGCGGGGTATAGATGTTATTGGGCGATGCCGACACATCTAGCGTGGCGCCTGGGATAGTGCGGTCGCCGAGACTGGCGACCTCCCCGACATCGCGGATACCTCCGCCCGATGCACGCCCTGCTGCGCCGCCGATCAGCCGCGTGCGAGCGCCAGCGGTCTGCTCGCGGATAATCGTTTTCGGCTGCCCGATTGCGGCAAGCCCCTCCTGGCACGCCTTGGCATAATTTGCCTGTACGCCAGTTGTCGCATTGCGCGATCCGATGCAAACGCGGTACGCAATGGCCCCGGGATAAGCCGCTGGCGACGTGACGGTGATGGAGCCGGTGCTAGCTCCAGCCGGGATAGTCGCCACCGATCCTGCCGACAGAAGGCTCTCGCTTCCGTCTGCAAAAATGTAGCAGACTGAAATCAGATAGCTGGCACCCGCCGCCAGCGCCCCACCCGTACCAGAGGCCGATACAGCAGGCGCATCCGGCGCTGGGGCGGCAAACGTGTCGCTGGCTGTTTTGGTATAGAACCGCTCTCCTTTGGAGAGAGGCAGGAAAACCGGGTCAGAAAAAAGCACGCAACCGGGATCGACACGTGCACGCCGCGACCCGTTGAAAGCGACCGGCACCGTGTGGCCGTCATTGGCAGTCTCAGTGCTGCCAAGCTTGTCCATCGCAGCGGTCACATTGATGGGGCTATAACCAGCCTCCATGATGCCGGGAGACGCCGTGCCGTAATTGGCATACACGAGGATGAAGTTGCTGCAGTCAACCGCAAGCGTGTGCTTCTTGCGATATGATACCTGATTGAGCTGAGTGTTTTGCGGAGAGTTGTTGCTGCTGAGGGCAGTCCCTCCCGACGCGACAGGCTGATATCCAGCCTGTCGAAGCGCATCGAGTGAAGCCACCCCGCTGGCGGCCAGCGCCTCGACGATATCCGCAACTTCCGCAGCGTCATATTGAGCGTCTTCCGGATTTATTTCGATCTTTGCCATTACGATGCTGCCTTTGTGAAAACGATGTATTTGCCGGCAAAAGCCAGCGCGGATCCGGCAAAAGCCAGAGCGCCATTGGGGGCACCACCACCCTCGTCGAGGGTGAGGCCGGCAGCCCTGGACGTCGCGATGCCTCGCAGCAGCGGCCGATCCGCATACCCGATCAGCCGGGGAAGCTTGGTTTGAAGCCTGCTCATACGCTGCTCCAGGCCTTCGCCGAATTGCCGGCCGTGTTGCCGCGCACGTCGATCCGAACAAACGGGAACGGCGCATAGCGGCCAATGCGCTCATTGGCGCCAAGGCTGTCGATGACTTGCCAGACGGCACCAGCATCCACGCGGGCCAGCACATCAAAAACGGTCTGGTCCGCTCCACCGTCAACCTGCACAAAGAAAATCTCGGCCGGCGAAAAAGATGTGCCCTGTGCAGAGGCAGCGGTCGTATCCAAGCGAAGAGGCATCAAAAGTCCTTTCCGGCGGCTCAGGCCTGCCAGTACCTGTCATCGGTGAAATCGGAGGGGATCGGGTCCAGATCCTTCAGCCTGCGCGCCAAAAATATCAGTCCCTGCTTGTGTCGCAGCGCCGCATAGCCGAGCTGCACCACGGTCTGCGCATCCATCGTGTGCAAACTATTGTCGGCGGCAATCCAGGCAAATTCAGAAGGCGCGGACGGATCGAGCAGCTGCTGCCAGGAGATGTCGCCGGCTGCAGCGCCCAGCGCGATGGCATCGGTCGCTGCCGACTTTGCGCCAGCGATATTTTCACGGTCTTCGGCGCGAGACTGGTAGACCACTCCGCCAAAAGCAAAGCCGGCGGCAATCCGCCGATCACGTTCTATGTCGACGGCCGCCGCCATCTGCTCTGCGGAAAGCTGCGGCAAAGCAAGACTTGGCGCACCGTCATTTCCAGGCACGATTTGCATGCCTTGCGCCTGACCAGACATGAGATCCGCATATCGATCATCCGACACCTGAATGGCGTCGCTTGGTGCATTATCCTGATAAAAGCCTTGGGTGCTCGGTGAGTACTTCATCTCAGCCCCTTGGTCCTACGGCGAGGTAGTTGAATGCAGCCGATATCAGCGCCATGGTGCTCCCGTTCCAGTTGATGCTCCTGAATGTGCCTGCCGTGGCCGATCGCGCGGCGACGGCGATGAATGTTGCGTTGGTGTTGCTCCAGGCCACGCCTCCGCTATCCACGGCCACCACGCTCCAGGGGCCGCCAGACGCAAAAGCGGTGGGCCAGGTGATTGTCGCGGTGCCTGCCGTCGTCACCCCTGAGCCCCACTGGAGCACCACACCGCCCCCAAGATCGATGTAGCCGCTGCCCGATGCCACTGCGGGAACCGATCGCGCCTCCATCAGCCGAAACACGGCGCCGTCATAAATAAAGGTGTTGATGCCGGCGCGAATGTCGCCTGGTAATAGATCCGCCGACCCATCCACGCGGCGGATGGCAATGGCACCGAGCCCGTTGACCGTGAGCGTCGCGGCTCCCGTGTTTTCAGCGGGCGACTTTACGCGCAACGGCACGCCCACGAGATCGGAGAGTGCTGCGAACGCCGGTAGTGGCGTGATCGTCAACGCATTGGCCGTGCCGGCGCCCACGAAGTAATTCAGCTTCTGGCCGCGCACCGATCGCACCAGCTGCTGCCATGTCGCGCTGTCTGCCGCCAGGCCGGAGGCCTCGATCACGGCCATGATCTCTTCCTGAAGACTATTCAGGAAGGCGGCGGTCACCTCGGTGCCAGACTGGCCGGCCACCAGGTTCTCATCGCGAAAGCCGCGCCGGCCGGAGCCGATGTCAATCGTGTCGGCACCATTGATGCGATCCATCAGGCCTCTCCATAGCTGAAAACGATGTGGGTATGGGCGGGCTTCAGGCGTCGCAGCTCGCACTCGATCGAGGACAGCTCGAAGGAACCCAGGCGCTGCCCGGCCCGACTGATGCCGGCCCGAAAATTGATGACCGTGACGAGGCCAGGAATATTGACGCGCCACACGAACTGGCAGCCCTCGGGGCGCAGTCGCTGCCCGGCCCGCAACCCCCCGGCGCGGCTCGGCCAGAACTCGTCGATGGTGATCTCGACGCCCAGCGCCCGCGCGATCGAGATGAAAAATGGGATGCTCTGTCCGCCCCGAGCTGTCCACCGCTGATGCGCCAACTTGCGCCTCTGCTCCACGGTCAGCGCCGCCCGGTCGCGCCCGCACGGGTCGGGACCGAGGCAGCGCTCGAAATCAGCCAGCAGCTTGTCGGCCGAGCGCGGATCTGTCTCGGTCATCAGCGCTTCTGCGCCCGCCTCGGCATCGGCCAGCGCCGTGGCCACGCCCTGCAGGTGCGCGTCAAGCACTCCGTCACGGCGGCCGAGCGCAAAGCCCGTTGCAAGCTTTCCAATCAGGCTTTTAAGGATTGTGGAGACGGGTCTTGCCATCGTCGCGACCTCAATCCAGCCAGGTGATAGGCCCCGCGACGGGGCATTGAGACGAGGTGAGCGTGTAGCGCGCCGCCGGCACCGTCAGATCGTGGGCATACTCGCCGCTGGCGGCAGAGATTGCTTCCGAGATCCGCGAAGGCTCGATCGTCGCGCCAATCGGGCTGTCATTCTGCTCGTCATCCTCATCGCCGATCGTCAGCACGAAACGCTGATAGGCTGCCGTTACCGCCGCGCGCGTGGCGGCCGTGTCCGGCCTCAGACGTACAGAGATCGGGACCGTAACCAGAGAGCCTGCGACAGGCACCACGCGGGCCGTCACCGGCCGAACGCCGGTCTGGCTCCCCTGAATGCCCAGATGCGCGCTGATCGCATCGATCTCCTCGGTCGTGGCCACGCGCGGCGCGCTGTTATCATCCTTCATGACGATCACAACGCCGACCGATCCACGTCCGATCCAGTCTTCAACGACGCCGACCGCATAGACGTTCGCCACCTCGGCCACCCAATCACGGTAATCGGATGCGGCGCCGCCCATGGCTGGCGTTCGGATGCGGGTCAGATAGGCCGCCTTGATTTCCTCGGGCGTCTGCGCATCCGCGCCGCCGGAAAAGGCCGTGGCGACGGTGACGCGCGTGATCGCGACCGAGGCCTCCACTGTCGTCAGCAGCACACCCGATGCCAGATTGCCGGCGCTGCCGGCTGTCACGGCCTCGGCCGCCACCGTCAGCGTGCCGCCGATCGCGATGGTGCCGCCAGCCTTGGTGACATAGGTCTGGCCGGACCCGGCAGACAGCAAGATGTCGGACGGCAGCACAGTGCCCGCAGCACCTTCGATCAAAACGGACCCGACCGCCTTCAGCGCGCCGCGCTGATCCACGCCCCAGATGCCCGCATGCCGCAGGATTATCGCCTCGTCATCTGCGCTATCCGGCATGTATTGCCGCCCCCACCACGCCTGATGGTCGTGGATGCTGCGGATTTCGCTGGCAATTGGCGCAAGCAGGTTGGAGATCACGCCCTGGGCCGATCGAACGGCAAGCGAGATCTTTGACGCCTCGATATCCGGTCGAAGCGCGATTAGCCGCTGCTCCAGGGAGGCGGCCATGCGCGCAAAGATCGTCCTGGCTGTCGGGATTGACCAAGGCATCAGGCGTCCACCCGCTTTGACAGCGTCACGGCCGCATCCTGCACCTCAACCCGGAATGCCAGCAGGCCCGGCCGCTCCCACCACACCTCGATTTTGGCAGCCTGTCCGGTCTCACCTTCCGCCCAGCCGAGTGCCTCCGCCAGCCAGTATTCGCACAGCTGGCGCGTCGCCTCGGTCTGCTTGGCGCGGTCCAGCAGCCAGAGCCGGCTGCCGGCCTTGGCAAACCCGGCATTCAGCGCATCAATGATGGCGCCCCGCCGCTCTGAAAAGCTGGCGGGGCTCAGGAACTGGGATCGTCCTTCGGGCAGGTCGTCATCCGGATCCGCGCGCCGATCGAGGCCGATTGACACCAGCATGGCCGGCACGGGCGTCGTGTCGAGCACCAGATCGCCATCGTCGCCAAGCGCGAGATCGCACTGGCGGGATGTCGTGTCAAAGGTGAGGCCAAGATCCAGAAACATGGCGGCGAAGCTATCGCGCGCGCGCGTCATAGATCATGCCCAGCAGCATGGGCATGCCCGCATGGGAGGGCAGCAAGAAGTGAAGATCATGGATCAGGCGGGGCGGTGTGGTCACCGCCTGAAATGACGCCGCCATGGGTGTGCGTCTTGTCCGTGGGCACGCCATCGTGCCAGATGCCGCCACCAGAAAAGTGGAACCCGTCGGCGTCGATCGTCAGGGAGCAGCCGCCGACCGCCAGAGAGATCGACGAGGCAGCCTTCACCTCGATCCCTCCGCCCGGCAGCACCAGCACGCGGTCGCCAAAGGCATTTGCGATCCCGACGGCGCCCTCCGGCGCGCCGCCGACGCGGGCCGATGGATTGCCGAGCGGCAGCAGCACCATGTCGCCCTCATCGCCACCAATCGACAGCGCAAGCCCGATCGCGCCATCGGCTGGCGGATTGCCGAGCAGGCCAAAAGGCTGCCACACCTCGACACCCTCGCGCAGGATGCCGTCAGCAACCTCCACGGTCGCCTTCTGCATCTCGCCACCGTCATCGACGGAGCGCACCACGACGCGGCGCACCAGGGACCGGATCTGGTCGTAGATTTCCTTGCCGCTCATAGGGCCTCCGCCGTGCCGTCCAGCGCGCCTGTCTTGGCCTTTCGGTTCTTGCGTCGATTGCCGACGGGCTCGGCATCAAAAGCCTCTGGCGAGCAAAGCGTGATCTCGGTCGTGGCGCCGCGCTGCTCGTCTTCGCTGTAGGCCACCCGCGAGATCAGCAATTCGCGATCAATGTCCACATAGGCGATGGCGCAATCTGCCAACTGATTGACGGTCCACACGGCGCCATCCACCGTATGGCCGCGCACCGTCACGGTAAACTCTTCGGCGGCGGCCCTGGCCGTGCGGCTGCGCCAGTCTGCCTCCGTCTGCGCCGCCTTGGCGTCGGCCTTGGAGCGCGCCAGGTGCACAATCGGGCGATAGCGGCTGATTTCGTCGTCGGTCGCCCGACCGGTGGCGGTCACGCCACGGCGCTCGCGCTCGGTCGCCGATCCATCGCCTGATGATCGGCTGCCGGCATCGATGGGCTCTGCCGTGGTGTCCAGTCTTGCCGCGCCGCGCTTGGATGCCGCGCCTTCGGCCTGGCCGCGCACTACGGTCTGGCTATGCCGTGCGGCATGCGTGAAGACGCCGCGCGCAGCCAGCACATTGCCCGGCTGACGGATCGGCGCCGGCGCGCGCGTCTTGCCGGTGCGCGTCACAACGATGCCGCCGACACCGTCTGACACGACGAGCAGTTGCCGCGCGCGCGCTCCCTTTTCAATCGCGGAAAACGCCGTTTCCGCAAGATCGATGGCATAACGCGGGAAGGGATCGCCGGTGTCCACCTCGGTCCGCACGCCGATCCCGTAGGGCCTGACGATGCGGGCGGCCGCCTCCTCAAATGACACATCCCTGAACTCGGCGGCATCCAGCATTGCGGCGCAGTCGATCAGGTCACCGGTCACGTCGCGGCCGGCGATCCGCACACTGGCGCGGCCGTCCTCTATCTCAGGCTCCACCGTTTCTATGTAGCCCTTCAGGATGGGCAGACGCCCGATGCGGATCACGACGGCTGGGCCAGGCTTGAGCTTGAGCAATGGTCCAAAACTGGCATAGGGCAGCGCCTGACCAGAGCGTCGCCGGTCGCGAAAGGTGAAGTCGAAAGAGCCGCAGAAGTCCTTCAGATCCCGCGTCACTGTCGCTGCCGTCCATTGGTCAACCCTTTGGCCGTCAATCTCCAGGCTGATGCTCTTGCCCATCAGATAAGCTCCCTGACCTCGATCAGACCGGGGTCGATCGCCGACGGCATCGGCGGTCGGTTGCGGCTGACAATATCGGCATAGACCTCCTCGATCCGCGACGGGTCATCGCCGGCCACATGCACCGCCAGTTGCCATGCGTCGAGCGAGGTGGCTGGGCGGAAGGTCAGGATGGCGGGCAGGCGGCCGATCACCTCGTTCAGATCCGAAACGATCTCGGCCGACAGCGCCTGTGCGGCGCGGATCAAATCCGATGTCTCGGCCTGATAACTGTCGACGGCGATGACCTCCAGCGCATCCACCAGATCGGACAACAGGCCCGTGAACCGGCCACGATAGGCAATGGCTTCCTGGGCGGATGTGTAGTCGGCATAGGGGGCCTGCTCAGCCGAGGCCGCCAGAAAATGCGCAGCGATGGCGAGCAGCAGCACGCGATCCACCGGAGACGGCGCATCCACGATCTCGGCGATCACGCTCGCGGCGAGGTCGAGGCCGATCGTCATCAGCGCCTGCGCACTGGCGCTGGCGCCTGCCGTCTGGCTGGCGCTGCCAACGGCCGGCGTCTCGGTTACGGTCTGGATCGTCGCCACGGCCCCCAGCGTCCAGGCGTCAAGAGATGCTGGCGTGCCGGGTGTCGTCGCGGCAAGCGCGGTGCGGATCTCCGGCACGGCTGCGGCCGAGTCTGCCGGCGACTGGACACTGTCTGCCGCGCGCCGCACGATCCGGATGGTCCGCCGGACGGCTGCGATCGCCACGGCAGATGTAACGAGATCCGCCACCGCAACCGTCAGCGCCGTCGCTGTCGCAATCGCCGAGGAGATCGCCAGCACCAGGCGCGAGGCACCCGAGAAAAGCGAGGACAGGCCAAGTCCCGTCAACACCCGCTTGAAGCGGGCGCTGATGCGCACCATGCGCAGCTCGCGCGAGGAGAAGCGGATCTGCGCCGGCTCTTCCAGGATCACGTTGATCGGCCCGAGCCACGGGTGGATGAGAAGCCCCGTTCCAGGCGTTTCGAACACCGTTTGAAAGGCCTTTGCGCGCAGCCGGTAATCATCGGAAATCACCAGCGCTTCGATCGTGATGATCGAGGCAGACAGGCCGAAATCGTCATAGCCGGGCGCATCAACGCCGGGAAACAGATATTCCAGCACGCGCCGGCCGTGGTCGGACGTGGCATCAAGCACATGGAACGGCAGGCCGCGATAAAGTCCCGGCAGGCAGCCGGGCAACGCGTCGAGATCGTCGATCGCCATATCAGTTTCTCCCGATCACGCGGCCGGTATTGGCTGTCACCGGCACGGCGCGATTGTCCGACGACACATTGGTCACCTCGGCCGGCCCGGTCACCCGCACGTCCACGGTGCCGCCAACGGCCACCTGCTGGGCGGATGCGCCCTGGGCGGGCAGGGCCGTTGCCATGCGCCCGATGGCGGCACCCGCATTGGCGGCATTGCTGTTGGCGGCCGTCGGCGTTGCGCCGCCTGCCCATGATGGCAGGCCCGGCCAGGTGATCAGACGCGACAGATCGATATTGCCGATGGCGCTGATGATCCGGTCTGGCAGGCCTCGGAAAAACTCGATAACCGTGTCGAGAGCAGACTTGATCGTATCGACCAACGCACGGCCGATCTTCTCGCCAAGCGCGCGGAACCCTGCCTCCGCCTCGTCGGAATAATCGTTCATCGTAAAGAGGTCCGACAGGATCGGCCCAATCTGGGCAGGCAGCGAGCGGAAGAACCCAAGCACGGTATCGACCGCGTTGCGCGCACCGGCAGTCACGGCGTCGATCGATCCCTGATCGACACCTATCGCGAGAGCAAGATCGATCAGCTTCTGCCCAGCCATCGCGCGGACACTGGCTGCCCACTCGTCAAAGGCCTTATTGATACTTGCAAGCGCTGGCCCAACGACGGATGCAAATCCCGAGACAATCCCACTGATCGGCTCCCAGTATTTGTGCACGGCGATGCCGACGGCGGCGACCGCCGCAGCAATGGCAAGCACCGGCGCGGATACTGCTGCCGCTGCGGTGGCGATTGCGCCGAACACTGCGGCAATAGCGCTGGCACCGGCCGTGATGGCCGGGATGACAAGGCCCAACACACCGATGGCCCCTGCGAGCAGCACCGCGCCTCCCGCGACGGAGAGCAACGTGCTGCCAAGGCCTCCGGTCTCATCGTTGAAAGCCCGGAAGGCGTCACGCGCCTTTCCAATTCCCTCGTTCAGCATCGGCAGCCACTCACCGAAGGCCGATCCCAGCTGATCGCGCAGCTGGGCCATATGTTCATTGAAAACTTCAAGCTGGCGGTTCAGGCCCTGCATCTGGGTCAGGAAGTCTTTCTCGATCACCGAGCCATCGGCGTTCGCGACTTGATCGCGGATCCGCTTATATTCCTCCAGATTGCCGAGCATCGGCAGGACAAAGTCCATCACCTGCATGTCGCCGAACAGGCTGCCGAGCTTGCCGGCGCCATAGATCTTCTCCAGCTGTTCGCGCACCTGGGCCAAAGCATCCGCGCCTTCCAGGCCGTTGTCCTTCGCTTTCTGCAGCAGCCCTTCGACTTCGGCTCCAGAGACACCCGTCAGCTTGCTGATCTTCTGGATGACCGCTTCAATCGGATTGAGCCCTTTCGTAACCGCGTCGCGCATGACGGCTTCGATATCGACGCCCACGTCTGCAAACTTCTTGATGGTCTCCGGCGCCAGGATCTTGGAAAGGAAATTTTTCATGTTGTTGGCGGCTTCGGCTGGGTCGCTTGTGCCCTTGCGTGCGATCTGCAATGCCGCGCCCAGGAATGTCACCGCTTCTCGCCCAGTTACACCAAACTTCGCCATCTGGCTGGTCAGCGTCGGGAAATAGCGCGCCATATCCTTCAGCTCGAAGGCGCCTTCCTTGCCCGCAACGACAAGACCGGCCAGCGCGCTTTCAAGCTGGTCTGCCGGAAGTTTGAGCGTCTGCAGCATGGAGGTGGCAACGCCTGCCATATCCGCGAATTCGGCATTTGCGGCTGTAGCGGATTTGCCAATAATACCGATCGACTGGTCGACAAGCGCAGGGTCAAGGCCTGCCGCGATCATTTGACCGGCGCCGGATGCAACTTTGTCAGAGGATTGCCCCACTGCCAGCGCCAGCGCCTGAAACTGCGCTTTCGCCCTTGTCACATAGTCAAAGGCCGCCTGCCCAGAGAGGTTCGACGTGCCTGCAATATCGAGCAGCTTCTGCTGAAACGCAGCGGCCTCTTGGATCGGCCCCATGAAGGAAATGGTCGCGATCGCCGTGCCGACCAGCCCGATCTTGCGGGCCACGCTGGCAATGCCATCGAGCGAGGAGCGCAGCCGGCGCAGCGGCGACGAGAGCAGATCCTTGAGGCGCACGATCACATCGAGGGCCATGGAGCGAGCGGACATTGCGACCCCTTTTACGAAGAATAGGGCGGCAAGCTATCGCGCGCGCGCGAAAACGATCATGCCCACCGAAGTGGGCATGATGCTCTCAATCCTGTTTTTTCTGGATTTCGGCCCGGAAGGCCATGACGCAATTCCACCAGTAGAGCGCGTCTCGCGCGGTGAAGGCGTCAATCTCGGCGGCCGAGAAGCCGGTGCCCTCGGCGATCCCGCCGATGATCACCGGCCAGTTTTCGGGCCACTCGTCAAAAAATGGTTCAGCACCCGCCCCGCATCGGTGATGTCGGCGAGATCAAGCTTGTCATAGAGCGCGTTCATGACCGCCTGGTTGATGCGGGTGGATTGCGCGAAGGCGACGACGGCCTGCATCTCGGGCGATGCCCCACCTATGATACGCTGATCCTTGCCCGACAGGCGGTGGAAGGTCAGGGCATCGAAAACCCTCTCGCGTTCCTGCCCATTCTTCCTGGTACGCAGCGTCTTCGGGTAGGCGAGCGGAAGCGTCACCGATCCGTCGTCATTCTCCACTGCGCGTGCCGGCAGCTTGTCGAGCAGCGCGCCGTCCTCGTCGATGACGGCTTCGGTGCTGGCATCGTCTTCCGCGATCACCACATCGGCCGCAGCGGTATCGGTCACCGGCGCCAGCGCATCTTCGTCCAGATCGATCTTGAGCGTTTTCATGCCAGGATCTCCTCGGGCGTGCCGCCCATCCACTTCAGCGGGATCTTGCCGCCTTCACCGCCGGTGATCACCGGCCGGTCGCCTTCGAGGAAGGCATCGTTGATAACGAAGGTCTGCCCCGTGTCGCAGACCACCTGCAGCTCGCCCTCTTCGGCGTCGAAGAGATCCGTGGCGCGCTGGCCGCGCTCCAGATTGGTGACGGCGTTGACTTCCGTGCCCTGGTATTCCTGGGCACGCCCGACGCCGCGCCCGTAGGCAACGCCGGTGTTCTTGATGCCGCCGAGGCGGATGGTGGCACCCTTTTCGACAGGGATCGTCCGGCCGTTCCAGACGATGTCGATGATGCCCAGCACCTGGGTCATGAGGTTTCTCCTTTACACCTGGAATTCGAGCGAGCCGGCCAGCGTCATCAGATTGCCGACGATCATCACCTGCTGCCGGCTTTCCAGCCGGTTGCGATCGTCCGTGGACCGCTGGAAGACGCTTTCCTTGACGGTCCGCGACACATCTTCCAGCCAGACCTTCTCGCCGTAGAGCTTGCAGCGGGCGCCCCAGGAGGCATGCATGCGGCCGGGCGTCACGACGGCGGTGCCGGGATCGGTATCGTCGTCATTGCGGCGCACGAAGGCGGCGACATCGTCGTCATCCACCAGCTTGGAGCGCGGATACATCAGGCTGACATAGGTCGCCCAGTCGTAGCGGATGCGGCTCATGGTGGCGGGCACCATGATGTCCAGCCAGGCGCGATCGGCAACGCCGAGATTGCTGGTCTTGTAGGTGGTGATCATGCGGCTGATCACCGTCGTGCCATCGGACAGATGGTCGAAGGTCGAGATGCCGCGATTGAGCAGCAGGTTCTTTTCCTCGTCGGTGAACTGATCAGCCGGCAGTGGCGCCTCGACATTGGGCACGGTCAGCGAGCGCAGCTGGCGAGCCGGATCGTTGGTCAGGTGGAACGAGGCGATGGCCATCGCCGACGCTGCCATGGTGTAGGCAGGCGTCGGCGATCGCTTCAGGCCGCCGCAGGTCAGGAAGGGGCAATTGGTGAGATTGCCGAAGGTGGTCAGCTGGCCATAGGTGCCGCCCTTGAAGACGAAGCCATGGGCATCGAGCTTTGCGGTGGCGGTGTAGCGACTGGTCAGCCAGGTGGCGAGCAGGGCGACATTGGTCGCATCCGCCCAGGGCGTGACGATCTTGGTGATCCAGGTATTGGTCAGCAGATCGAGCACGCCCTGCAGGTTCGGATTTCCGGAACCACCCGCCATCGCGACAACCGTCACCGTCAGGCCGGAGGGGAGCGGCTGCGCATCGACATCGACGCGCAGGTCAATCTCGTTGCCCACTTCGCCGCCGTGGCGGGCGGTGCAGGTCACGACGCCAGCCGCCGAGGTGGCCGTCACTTCCATGTCCAGATCGGCATTGATGGCAGCCGCAAGCTTGGTTGCCATGCCCGTCACGTCATCCGTAGAGAGCGCCGAAATGCGTACCTGCCGGCCGCCGACCTTGAACCGCAGCACGATGGCGGCCCCGACAGAGCCGACAAAGGTCAGCGTGCCGGTTGCCTTGACAGAGCCCGCCGCGTCGGACAGCGGCGTCACATAAAGGGGCGTGATCTTGTTGGCCTTGCGGAAGGCCTCCACCATCTTGGCGCCGACGGAGCCGCGACCGAACAGGGCTATGCCTTCCTCGGCGCGCGTCACCTCGTAGATCGTCCCGACGGCCAGCGTGCCGCTCGCCAGCTTCTGGCCGGCGATCAGCGCCTTTTCCGGCCAGGCAAAGACGCCGGCGTTGCGGTAATTCGGCTTCACCTCCAGAAAGGTGCCGGGCTCCAGCCAGTCATAGGGGATTTCGTCGAAATCCATGGTCACTTGCCTCCTTTGGGCTTGCTGGCCGGAGCGCTGGGCTCGGCCGTGTCGGTCTGTTTACCGTCGTCGATCGGGCCGGCCGGATCGGTTGCGGCGACCTCGATCAGGTCGCCATCAATGAGGCGGCGGCGCACGAACAGGGTGTCGGGCGCGTCCATGCCGTCGATCGGCCACGGCTCGCCCGTCTCCTGGTCAATGGTCCGGCCCTCGGCCGGCTTCAGAAACTTCGTCATGAACTGGTGTCCAGGTTGATGGTGTCGGTGAGAGGGACCGCGTCCGGATCTGGCTGCAGATCCCAGGTGACGCCGAGCGCGGAAAAATCGTCTGCCGTGACAAGGTTCAGCCGGCCGGGATGGGCTGCGCACTGCACCTCGAAATCCACCTGGGCAATCACCACGGCCTCGTCGCTCCAGCCATCGGCAATCACGCTGTTGGCAAGGGTGACGGCGGCCTGTCCGATTTCGGGCAATGTCCACCCGTGGATGAGCGCGATCGCCACATCGGCCATGGCGTCCAGGCCGAGGCCGCGCGCATCGCCTTTGAAGCGTGTTTGAAAGCCGCTCGAAGCCTTGAAAATCAGGATCAGGCGCCACAGCATCCGGCCGGTCAGCATGCGTCCGGAGGCGGCGTCGGCGCGAAAGCCGATCCAGGCAAGCCCGATGAAAGGCGATTGCCGCGCCAGGCGCTCGAATTCCTTGATGGTCATCACCTGTGGCACGCGCTCGATCGTGAAATCGCGCTCCGGGAAGGCAAGCCGCAGGCGCGCCACCAGATGGGGCTCCATGCGGCGGATATTGGTGTATTGGACGTCGAGCGCCATCAGAAGCCCCTCAGCGTCTCAAGCGACATGACGCGCTCGCGATCCGACATGCGCGGCCCGGAGCCGACGGCCGGGCCTGCCGGCAGGGCCGCCGGCACATCGAGATTGATCAGCTCCCGGGCGATATTTTCCAGCCAGGTGATCGTGGCGGCGCGTGCCTTGCCCATCTCTTCGGACGGCTCGACATGCTCGCCCTGGGCCAGCTCGTAGCGGGCAAGCACGCAAGCCGCGCGGACGATCTCCGGCGGCGGATTGGCAATCGGCGCAAGGTAGCGACCCCGGATATAGCCGTCGATCACCGCCGAGACATCGCTCAGCGCCGTCTCGATCCTGCCGGCATCGACGGTCTCGGCCGTGCGATCCTCGGGCTGGGAGAGCCGGATCATCTGGGTCTCGCCGAAGCGGGCAATCATGTCGGAAACGGTGGCGTACATTGCAGGGGTCTCGGTTGGAAATGGGCTGGCCTCTCGGCCAGCCCTGGCCTTTCAGATCAGTGACAGGCGGTTAGCATCGCCATCGCACGTCGAGAAAATTGCGGCCGGCGGTCCGGTAGCTTTCGACATAGTCCGGCTTCAGGAGACGGGGTACGGCGATAGTGACCAGCGCCGGGATCGTGCCGCGAGCAACATCGTGCCTGGTCTCTGCGGGGATGACCACATGATCCAGGAGGTCGATCGCATGGACGATGTCGATCGGGGTCATGCTGATGACCGTGACATGCTCGTCGTGCGACAGCAGGTCTGCGGAGGCCGGTACACTCAGCAGCACGGCGCATGCCAGGAATGCCAGACTGCCGAGCGTCGCCATTCGCAAGTTGATGTAGAGGCGCATCTTTTGCCTTTCGGTTGCGGTTTCAGGTTTGCCGCTGTTCCCGGTGGCCCCGTTCGGGCTTCTGATCCACCAGAGGGCTTCGGAAGGTTCGGGCAGTGTGCTGAACAGCCCTCCGCTTCCTCGCGGCGCTCCCGCCAGGATTACTTCTTGGCCGAGGCCTTTTCGGCCGCCTGCAGCTTGGCCTGCAGATCATCCAGCTGCGACTGCAGCGCGGCGATCTTTTCGGCGGCGGCCTCTGTGACCGCATGGGCGAAGGTCGCCTGCAGCTCCTCGGCCTTCGCGATCATGCGGGCATCGACCTCGGCCGCCACGCGCGCCTCAAAGTCCGCGTCCGTCACGGTGCTTTCGCCTTCCGGCACCTCGCGCACCTGGAAGTTCTGGTCGGCGCGGAAGGCGGCAAGCTGCTCGTCGCTCCAGTGGCCGGCATCGTAGAAGGCGCTGGCCGGATGCCGCACGCCATTGCGCCGCATGCCGGGAGAGGTGCAGATGATCTGGATTTTTGCGGTCATGATCGGTCCTTTCGGGGTTCGGGAAAGCGCCTGGTGGCGTTTTCCGGAAACCCGCCGCCAGCCACGAGGAAAGGCTGGCGGCGGCTGGAGCGGTTGCGGACCCGCTCCCTCCGGAGGTCAGGCCCAAGGGTCAGGCGAGGTACGGAACCTTCACCACCTGCACCATGCGAGCCATCACGTTGGTCTCGCCACCATTGGTCAGTTCCGCCTCGACCAGCTTGCGGGCGGTGATTTCGAGCGACGGCGGCACCAGCAGCTTCTTGGCAGAGATATTGAGCACCTCGCCGGAGCGGCGGCGTAGCGTGCTCATGGCCGTCAGGGCAGCCGACAGGTTCGCCTCGTTGAGCGTTGCCTTGGACTTGTAGGCCGTCTGCCAGAGACCCAAACCCGCGTTGGAGCGGCCATCGACGCCCCAGATGAACTTGCCCTGGTAGAAGACATTCGGATCGTCGGGGCTCTGCAGCGGCGTCAGGGTGAAGGGCCGGCGCGTCTGGTAGACCAGCGGCTTCATCGCCTGCGCGTCATCGACCAGATACCAGGCCGGGCCGGCGCCATCGGTGAAGTTGGCGACCGAGATCAGGTTGCCCTGTTCGTTGTAGCCCGGATGGTCCGTATCGAAGAAATACTGGCCGTCATAGCATTTCAGCGTCTCGCCGGTCTTGAACAGCGGCCAGCAGAGCAGGTCCGGGAACTCCGCCGCATCCTGTCCCATCTGTCCGGCGACCGGGGTAAAGATGCCGAGCTGGTCATCCTCGATCTGGTCACGCTTGATGGAGATCGTCTTTTCGAAGGTGCGGTTGCGGATGACATAGGTCTGTGCGCCAAGATCATGGACGACGCGATCGCCCAGCCATTCGCGGAACCCCGGCAGATCGTCGAGGCGAGGATATTCGTTCATGGCCGTGGTCGAGGGCACCGTCATGGCGACGATGCCATAAAGCGGCGAGATCGACGCAAAGCGCTGGTTAAAAGAGGTCGAAAGCCCGGTGTAGATGGCGCGCAGCGTGCTGCTATTGATATCCATGTGACGTCCTCAGATGGTTTTCAGCCAGACGCCGTCGGCGTCGATGGCGTCGATGGTGCCGAGCGCCAGCAGGGAGCCGGCCGTGAGCGTGAAGGTGTCGTCGGCCGAGGCATAGACCGTCGCGCCAATGTTGGAGACGGCCGCACCGGACAGCGGGATCAACCGCACATCCTTTTCGATCGTCACATAGAGATCGCCCGTTGCGCCGGCCGAATTGTCGGCGCGCTCCTCGGCAAAACCGAGCAGCTTGACGGCCGAGGCGTGCCCCGCCGGCACGGCTTCCTTGTTGGCGGTGATCCCGACGGCAGTGCCGCCATAGATCTTCTGCCCGCCCAGCACCGGATAGCTGTAACGGCGACCAAGGCCGGGCTTCCGCTTTGACCGGATATCGTCACTTGCCGCCATGTCAGAGATCCTTCCCGTGCAGTGCCTTCGACCGGTCGGCAAAGGTCTTTTCGTCGACGCCCATCATCGCGGCGACCTTGCGGTCTTCCTCGGTCAGCGACGGCGCGCCATTCTCCGGCGGCTGCCGACCGCCGAGGCCGCCGGCATTCAGCGACGGCATCAGCTTGATCTCGGCCTCGACCTCTTCGGGCGCCCGCATGTGGCGGCTGATCATGTGATCGCGCAGCGCCGGCACGATCTTGCCGGCCTTGATCGCGGCTTCGACCGTCGTAACGGCCTTATCCTTCGCCGTCTGGTTCACCAGCGTGGTGAGCTGCGACTGCAGCGCCGTCACGGTCGCCTGCAGCTGGGCATTCTCCGCCTCGGTCGGCGACGCCTTGCCGCGCGACTGCAGCGCGGTGACGAGCGCATCGCCCGTCACGTCTGCGGCAAGACCAGCCGCAGCCCGCACGCGGCCCATCAAGGCCGTCTGCGCCTGGTGTTCGGCATGGGTGGTCGAGACAGCATGGAGGATTTCGGCCTCGGTCGCGGTCTCGGGAAGGCCAAGCGCCTTCCGGAGCTGTTCGAGCATGTCGCTCTCCCTTTGATGATGAAGTGAAGTGAGAAATTCGAGGTTGGGACTATTGGTCAGCGCGACGCGCAAAACCTTGGCGATCCGGTACGGCTTTGAAGTGGAATGCTGAAAGACCGGCGAGAGGTAGCCATAGGCCTTGCCCTGCACGAGGGCCGCACCCTCGTCGGTCCACTCGACACGTCCCCACAGACCGTCTTCACGTGCTTGCAGTTCCACGATCCAGCCGCGCGCCGGGGACGGGAGGCCGGCCTTGCCGGCAAGGTCGATCGAGTGGTTCTCATCGACAGCAAGCTTGCGGCCATCCGCGGCGAAGGCGCTGATCAGCGCATTCATGTCCGGCGCCGCATAAGGCCCGCGACCGTCAACACCGGAAAATTCCGTGGCCGGCAGAAGGTGCAGCCAGTCCGGCAGGGTGCCGGCGGCGGATTGCAAGGCGATGATCAGGGCGGCGATGTTCTTTGGCATGGCCGAAAACTGCCATGCACGAGACAATCGTATCATGCCCACCACGGTGGGCGGCAAATCAGGGCAGGGGTAACGAGGGGATCAGGGGCGGTTCGGCGTATAACGCTCGACGAAGGAAAAGACGATCTCGGCGATCGATGTCTCGTCGTCGGCAGATATACCGAGGAAGGGACGGGCCGGCAAGGTGACGCTGTCGGCGATCACCGGCGAGCCGTTAATCTTGAAAAACAGGTGGCTGGCGGAGACCGGCTTGATCTCCGCGCCGAGCTGGTGCGGGCGGGCATAGATGACATTGGTGCCGACCACGACGACATCCTGTCCTGCCTGGGCATTGATGCTGTCACGCAGACGCCCGCTTTCGGTGAGGATGCGGCTGTTGCGCTTGCCCTTGGCATATTCGGTGTTGAGGGCGTGCCAGGCATTGCCCTGCGGATCGGTCTGGGTCACGAACCGCATATGCGTCGAGGCGACAAGCTCATTGCCGATCGCGGCCATGATCGGCCGCGTATTGCCGAACATCCGGACAGTCAGCGCGCGGAACGCGTCCTGGACGGCGCGGTCTTCGATCGTGACGCTGATGGAAACGCCGCTCATGTTTGCCTTTCACCGTGTTCGGGCTTATACTCTTGACTGACGCGCCGACCAGGAAGGACTGCCTTCAGGCGGCTTGGGATCAAGCGTTTTCCGGCTCCCCGGCGCGTCATTTCCATTCAATATTTCCACTCGATGCCGAATTTTTTGACGATATCGCGTCGCTCTGTCCGCCGTAGCGACGAAAGCCATATCTCCTGCCGATCGCCCTTTTTCACGACCTTCAGGGCGGCATGATAAAGCTTGCCGTCATAGTCGCCGACAAACGCCCAGCGGCCCTGCTTGTCCTTCATCAGCCTGCCATGTTCGGCAAGCCGCTTTGGCAGGACGCCATAGGCATCCGGCGTGGCGATCGTATGCTTGACGTGGCTGCGGATGGTATCTGCCGACAGGCGGATCTCCGTTCCGACGGAGACCTCCAGCGTTTTTGCCGTCACCTTGTCAGCCGTAGCGACCGGCGTCCACGCGCCATCGGGCCATTTGCCTTTGAGAGAGGATCGCACGAAGGCCGCGATATTCGCCTCGTCGGCCGATACGGCTTTCGGTCCAGGTGCTGTTTTCTGCAGCCAGGCCATGCCGGGATTGTAGGCGAAGCTCGGATCGACGCCGAGCGGCTGGTCTGTGCCGAGCTGATCGAGATCCGGTGCGCGATCCGGCCCGCTCTTGCCCATGCGGCGCAATCTGGCGCCGGAGATCGGGATCACGAAACAGCCGCAGCCAAAACCGTTCGGTGGATAGGCGACCGTCCAGAACGGGTCGTCGGCCGGATAGATCTTCTTGTCCCAGGCCTTGTGCTGCAGGCGCGGGTGCAGGGAGCCCGAATGATTGTACTGCCAGTAGGGATGCGTGGCGAGCGTATCCGGCTCGGTCATCTGGGCGTAGCGCCCGGCGGCATAGGCCGTGCGCAGGTTGGTTTCGAAGATCGTGCGCGTGCGCCAGCCACGCTCGCCCTTATAGGACCAGCCGTGCGTCTTCACGATCCGGTCGAAATCCTTGCGGAAATCTTCAAGCGTGGTGCCCTGTTCCAGCGCCTTCGCAATCGCCGCCTTGAAATCGTCCACGATGGCAACGCTGTTGGCGCCCGCCACCATGAACATCTTGGAATGGGCTGCGTCCCAGACATCGCGCCAGCTTTTCGTGGGGGTAGAGACTTTGTCGCGGAAGAATGCTATAGCCTCATTGAACGGCAGGTCGAGCGCGTCTCCCGCCGCACCGTCCAGAGCCATCCGAGCAATCATCCCCGAGATCGATTTCAAAGCCGCTTCAAAGCCCGTGGACGCGCGCCTTGGGTCTGTCGGCTGCGACGTTACCTCCAGGCAGGCAAAGCGCACCAGCGGCCCGCCATTCATGACCGCCCCTTGATGTCGTCGAGCAACGCTGCCTGTCCGGCCAGATGCGCCAGCGCCATGCCCCGCGCCATGGCCTCGGCGAGATCGTCCGGTGACAGCTCCAGTCGCGCCAGCCGATCAGCCGCCTCGCGCAGATCCGTCGCCTGCATCAGGACTTTGCGCACCTCGTCGAGCATGCCGTCCAGGGCGTCGGCCGCATCACGCTCCAGGCGCGTGGTGAGCACATCGACCGGATCGACAGGCGCTGTCGCATGGGCCGAGGTGAACAGGCGATCGAGCGAGGCCTGCACGCTGCGCGTCTGCTGGCCGGGTTGGGGCTGTTGCTCCGGCTGCTGCATCCGGCCGCCGACAAGCTCGGCGTCCGGCTGCGGCGTGGGAATGCCCATCCGGTCGCGCAGAAAACTTTGCTCCGCCGTCAGGCCGTGCTTGGCGAGCTTGTCGAAGGCTGTCGCAAAATCGAGCAGCGGCACCTCGTCGGGCCGGCCGACCATCAAGGTCGGATACACATCCTGCGGCCCGAAATTGAAGTCGATGATGAGCGGCACGAGCTGCTGCTGCAGGGTGTCCGTGACCATGCCGGCATCGTCGGTCTCGATATCCACCTGGACGAGGCGATGCTCCTGGCTGACGGCGTGACCGCCCGAGACGGCATCCGTCGTCGTCGTCTGCCCGAGCACCAGCTTGGAAACCTCCCGGTTTAACCAGTCAGCGCGCCGCTCGTACATGTCCGTCGAGCTGCTCTTCGAGCCCACCTCGTGAAACTCCACCAGCATCTCGCGCGGCACGATCGCCGCGCAGTCGCCGGCAATGCCGGACACTGCCCGCCAGAGAACATCCTTTTCGGCCTCGGTTGCGCCGCGACCATATTTGCCGATGCGGATCGGCTGGCCATAGTTCTGGCAGAAGATCGCCCAGTCCTTCACCGTGAAGCTCTTGAACATCCATGCCCAGAGCGCCACGCGGGCAATGCCGCCCCGGATCGTGAGGCCAGATTTCGACTTGTGCCGATGCACGATGAACTTGTGTTCCGTCAGAGGCTGGCCGTTGATGCCATCGCGCAGCAGGACGGTCTCTCCATCGGCCCGATCGAAGGTGAACCACCGCTGCGGACGCCAGATCAACGCCTGAGGCAGCATGTCGCCGCCCTGGTATGTCCAGTCGATTTCCAGGATCGAAAGCCCCTTGCCGATCGCGTCCAGCATGTCGAACAGAGATGCGCGCAAGACGCGCTTGTTGACCCACTTCTGCAACAGGGCCGCATGCTTCTTGTGTTCGGGAGCGTCCGATGCTGGCTTGACGGTGATCGGCAGCTGCGCAACGGATCGTTTGCGGGTCGCCATCACGGACAGGTAATGCGGATCGCGTTCCTCGATATCCTCGGCCAGCTCGAAATAGGCCTCCGGCTCGCCATCGGCCGCAGCCCTGAGGATGCGCGCCAGGCGCTGCGGTGTCAGTCCGTCGGCCGGATGTCCAGATACGACCTGGCGCACGCCGCCCACCTGGGGCGTGGCGATCGCCTCCATCACGGGCTTTGGCACCTTGGTGGCTTCTGCCGCCTGCAGGCTCTTGCGCTTCTTCTTGCCCATCAGAGCGATCCTCTCAAAGTGACGTCCACGGTCCGGCCGCGCCGGTCCTCGTCCAGCGGCGGCCCGCCGTTATGGCCCGTCATGTTGTTCCCGGCTGTCTTCCGGTTGGTCTGGTAATCGTAGGCGATGGCGTCCTGGCAGCTCGCAAACCAGGCGAGCGCACCGGCAGGTGCGGTGTCGCCGTGCCGGTCATAGCCATCGACGCCCTTGCTCGAATGCTCGTCCGGCACCTTGATGATGCCGTTGACATAGGCGAGTGCCTGGTGGTCGGCCAGCACGTCCGCATCAAAGGGCAGGAGCAGCGACTTATCGCCAAACGCCTCGATATAGGCGGGCATGTTGGCGGCATACCATTTGGCCGACAGCATCACCTCGTGGATGCACTCGCCCCAGCGCTGGCGCGCCTTCTCCGCCAGATACTGGCCGTTGCCGCGCGCATCGAGCGCGCCGCCGGCCAGACGCGGCAGGGCGTCGCCGATGTAGAACAGGATATCGCGCTGCTGGTCGAAGGGAATGTTCTTCAGCTCCACCACCAGGCGCGCGCGGCGCACGAGATCCGCGCCGTTCTCAAACACGAGAATGGCCGTCTTGTCGCCCGATCGGGCAAAGTCCTCGCCGAACACATGTTCGCGGTCGGGATTGAGCGCGCTTAAAAGCGGCTTCAAAACCCCTTCACAGAACGCGTCCGCCTGCTCCTCGCGCTCGAAATCGTCGAGGTTCTTGAAGTCATCTGGCCTGTCCCAGCGCACAACGGCCGGCAGGTCGCGTGACATGCAGCTTTCGATCAGCACGCGCGACAGTGCCGCACCCTCGGCCTCGGCGGGGATCGCGTCCAGCTCCTGGCGCATCTTGGCGGTGCGCGTGCCATAGGCCGAGCGGATCTCGGCTTCCCAGGCATCCTGCTTCTCCTGGCTCCATTCCGAGCCCTTGATCAGGCAAACGCGCTTGTAGAGCCCGTTCTCGACGGCCTTGCCGAAACTGTAGGTATGGACCTTGAAGCCGTTCTTGCCGGCGTCTGCCTCCTTGATCAGCTCGTTGAACGGATTGCTGATGCCGTTGTGCGAGGAAATGATGCGGATCTTGCCGCCCCAGATCAGCAGCGCGCCAACGGCATCAATGACCTCGCGCACATCGCGGTGAAACGCCGCCTCGTCGATGACGACGGTGCCCTGCAGACCACGAATGTTTTCCGGCCGCGACGACAGCGCCTCGATGCGGAAGCCGGACGAAAACCGGATGATGTAGCTCGATATGGCCTGGGTGGAACCATCGGCCTTCTGATCGAAGAAGATCCCGTCCTCGATCGTCAGCATTTCCTTGGCGACGGTGCGCGCGAAGTGGGCCGCGTAGCCGATGAACTCACGCCCCTTCGGCTTGGTGTCGGGAATGTAGAACACGTTCTGGCCGCCTGCCGAGCGCTTGGCAGCCGCGATCAGCGTGCAATCGAGCGCCTCGGCAAAAGTGATGCCGGTCCGTCGCCCCTTGGCGCAGATCTTCAGGGTGCTTTCGTCGGCGATCCATTCGGCCTGGTGCGCCATCAGCACGCCATCGGCGAGCGGATCGAGATCATCCGGAATGTCGGCACCGCGCGGCAGCTCGGCCGGCAGATTTGCCGGGTCCTGGTCGAGCACCGGTGGATCTGTCCACTTGCCCTGCGGCAGGCCGGGGAGCGGCGTGGTCATGCTGCCGGGCCTTCCGGCTTCTTACGCACGCCGAGGAATTCACGCCGCGCTCTCGCAATCGCTTCCCTGGAAATGCCGGGCTCCGAAGACAGGATGTCGAGTGCCTTTTCCGCCTTGTCCCGCATCTCGGCTTCGACCTGGCGTGCGCGCTCTTCGGCCTCGATCTTCAGGCGACGGTTTGAGCTTTTTTGCTGTGCAGCGCTCAACTGGTTGAGCGCGGTGGCCAATTCCTTGAACGAATTCGGCGTCAACTTTCCGTTTGCCGACATCATGACAGCGTCCAGCATCAGAGACTTGATCGCCTCGGCAGCGATGATCGTCAGATCGTCGCTGCCAGTGCTGTCAAACCGATCTGCCAGCGTCGCTGCGATGTTACGCGCCTGCTCGATCGACTTGGAGATATCTGCCAGCCGAACGGAATAGCGAGAGAAACCCCGGAAAGAAGGGATTTCGAAGTCCAGGCCCTGCTCATGCTGCAGGGCAATGAGTTTCTGCTTGAACTCGGCGTACACATCGACCTGCGTCCGGTCCAGGTTCGCCAATTCCTTTGCCGCCCAGTTGACGATGCCCCGGCACTCCTCCGGGAGCAGGTCGATTTTCGATAACCAGCCACGTCCCTTTCCCATCGGCTTACTCCGGCCGCGCGCTGACAGGCATGACGCCCGCGATCAGAACTATGCCTGACAGATGATATTCACCGCGCACTTCGAGGCGCGCGATTTTGACGGTGTCACGGGAAATGACCGAAACCGCGCCCATGTCTTTCAGGTAGGCGAACTGCGCTTCAACCCATTCACGCGGCTTGTCGATCAGGAAATTCGTCAGCAGATAGGTCTGCATACGCGATGACGACATGGCCCTGTTATCCTCCTTTACAAGCTCCTTGAGGATGATCAGGCGGGCCTCTTCTTCCATGGTGTAACTGCGCATCACTTGTTCCCCTGTTCCAGCATGTATTCCTGCAACCGGATGGCAACGGCTGCGATCGGCTTCAGGCGCTCTTCCAGCGCCGCGAGTTTTCCGTTCATTTCCACCAGCTGCAGTTCCTGCCGGTGCTGTGTCTCCTTGTCGGGGAGATGCTTCATGTCGCTCTCCACGGCCTGGATGCGACGGTCATGGTCGATCAGCTTTCCCTCGACCTTGACCAGGCGTTCATCGAGCTTCTTTTCGCCCTGGGACATCAGGGTCCGGATATGGGCGATCAGGTTGAGGCTGGAGAGGGCCAGCGCCACGAGGCCGCTGATCGCGGCAAGATCGAGGATCATCGCAGATATGCTTCCTTCTCGGCGATCTCCTGGCATTCCAGGCAGCGCGTGGCGGAGGGATAAACCCGCCGGCGCGCGGCGGAGATGGTGGCGCCGCACTCGCATTCCTCGCGGCCTTCCTGTTTCAGCGCCCGGCGTGCCGCATCGATGCGCGCCTGGCGTTCCTGCTCGACGCGCATTTCGCCGATCTCGCGGTCAAACTCACTGTACATGCGAGCCCTCCGCAGAGGCTGAAATCGCCGCACCCTGGCGGACCTTGCAGATCCGGAGCGACGTCCGATCGCGGCCCCAGAGGCTATGCACCTCCGCCTCGCCGAGATCGCGATCGGGCAGGGTGACGGGATCTGCGCACGGGATTTTTGCCTCGGCCGGGATCTCGCGGTCCATCATGACGGTCCTCACCACGGGGGCAGTCCTATCGTTTGTTGAGCAGGCGCACGCGATCGCGGCCAAGGCCGCAGGCGCCAGCATTCGGCAAAGCCGCATTTTCTGTCTCCAGCTGGGTGGCGCGCGCTTCTGCGGCGGCGACCTCGTCGCGCGCGGCATTCTGGACGGCCATGGTCTGTCTGAGGTTTTCGGCGATGCGGGTCTGCACCTCCGCATTCGATTTCTGGATCTGTGCCGTCCAGTGGGCATCCCGCTCCGCAATGGCGCTGGCGCGCGCATCGTCGATCATCCCGTCGATGACGCGGAGCGTCAGCCAGCAGGAGAAGCCGGCCGCCGCCACGAGGGCTGCAGCGACGATCAGGGGCGTGGCGATCCTGGCGAGCAAAGCGGGGATCATCGAGCGTCCCCCGGCGTGTTGGCATCAGCGCTGGATGCGCCGTCTGCCGCCAGCATCTTGCCGGCCGTGCGGTAGTCCAGCGAGCCGAAGCCACGATGAATGCCGAGCAGGGCGGCGATCAGCATGACCATGGACGGCACGGCGATTGTGCCGAACTCGACCGACTGGCCGTTGATGGCGGCGCCGACCGACAGGATCAGGATGACCAGCCAGGCCATGATCGAGGAAAGCCAGAGCGCGCGCTTGGAGGTGGAATAGCCGGGCTTGTGCATGGGCCTCATTCCCCTGCCAGCGCCGACCAGGTGTCGGGCGAAACGATGCCGGTCGGGACGATGCCCCGACGTGCCTGGAAGGCCTTGACCGCCAGTTCCGTCGCCGGGCCGAAATCGCCATCCACGGCAACCTCGGCGCCCTGCTTGCGCAGGAAGAACTGCAGCCGCTCGACATTGCCGTCATTCATCAGCCCGCGATGCAGGACGGGAAACATCCCGCGATCCGGCGTCCGGGTCTCGGCTGCCTGCAGCGCGGCGATGGCCGCCTTGGCGCGGGCAAGTTTTGCCTTGCGATCGTCCAGGCCGTTGCGCCCGCCATTGATGATCCGGGTCACGGCAAGGATATCGTCCCGGTCGGCATGACGGTTGAGACCCTTGTCGGCCCAGAAATAGACCGCCGACCAGGGCACCCACTGGTCATCGAGCACCAGTTCCGGCCTCTCCTCGAAGTCCGGCGTGCTGCCTGGAAGCTGGCGACGCAGCCAGCCGGTAAAGGCGCGGTAGTTGGCACGCCCCGTCAGCTGGATCGGGCCGCGCCCCTTGAAGCGCTTGCCGTCGCCCGGCCGGGTATTGCCGAGATCGTCACGGCCCTCATACGCTGAGCCGCTCGCATATTCTTCGAAGGTGCAGAAACTGTCGCTTTCATGTGCCAGCTGGGCGAGGAAATGCGCGATGCGAAGCGGCCGGTCGATCTCATAGGTGTCCATCAGCGGCGGCAGCGTGATGCGCAGGATGGAGGCATTCACCTCCCGCTTGCCGGAGCGACTGGTCGGAACGGGGCCGCCGATTGCAAGCAGGGTCGAAAGTGTGATGGCGTGGGGAAGGCCGGACATGAAAAAGCTCCGATCGCCGGTGGGCAGGTCGGAGCTAACATCACTGAACTAGGGGGTGGACTGAACGCCCATCGGCATGGGGAGGGGCTAGAGAAGCTGCATTTGGCGGCTATCTTTGGGCTTTTTGCCTTTCCCAGGCTTCCGTTTTCTCGCCCGCTGGAAAAGCAGTTCCACGCCGGTTTCCGTCAGGCCTAATCTGCGGGCAACATCCTTGTTGCTCACACCCGCTTCGCGGTATCGCAAGGCGCGGAACTCGCGCGCCAGCGGAACTTTTATATATCCGCCTCTGTAGAGATTGGAAAGCCTCCATGCTGCATCCTCGCCGACGGTCTGCGGCAGATCCGATCGGGCAGGATCGGCCGGGACATAGAGGCGCATGCCAGCATGCGCCTCAACAAGGGCAAAGAAGCCATCCTCGCCGAGCGCATCAAGCAGCTCCTGTACCAGATCCTCGCTCATGTCCTTGATCCATGTTTGAGCCGAAGCTCGATCTCGATTTGCTGCGCCGTCAGATGCCGAAGCCTGGCTTCTCGACGAAGGCGGGTGCGAACATCGACGCCGCCCCGCTGCAGCTTGCGTTGAAGCTCCTCCCGCTGGCGTCTGATCTCGGCCAGTTCCATGGCGTCGATGAGCGGCAGCGGAATGGCCATGTCAGCGGCACTCCCAGGCGGGCCGGGCATCGCCCCAGCGGATGATGACGCCTTCGAACCGGGTGCCGTTGTGCGTGGCCCGCCAGAAGCGGCCCATGGTCTCGCGCGCCGTCTGGCCGATCAGGCTCTGCGGCGCAAGGCCCCGCAGCCGGTCAGGCGCAAAGCCGTCAGAGGCGGCAAAGGCCTCGATCTCGTCGCGCCTGAGCGGCATGCCGTCGATCTCGATATAGGCAATGCCGGCGTCGATGAGGTCGCTCGACATGATGACGATCGGCCGCACAGACCGGCAGATCGGATCCGCAATGATCTTGCGGCAATGGCGGGTGCGCATCCCGACATAAAGCTGCAGCGGCTCGCCGGGATGCGCATGGCGCCGGCGGTGCTGGCGGATGGTATGCGTCTTGCTGCCATCCTCGATCTGGGGAGCGAAGTAGGATTTGAAGCCGTAGGAAACCATTAGCGGTCCCCTCCGGCAATCAGGCCGGAGACAGGTGCCTCACTCACGCCGCGAGCAATGGTCACGCGGCGACCAGCTCTGTCGCCGAGGTGCTCAGCCTCGACAAACCGTGTCTTGCGCTCGCGCTGCTTGACGCCGACAGCGTTGAACAGCTCGGCAGCTGCGGCATCGGCACGACGGCGCTGTTCGTCCGAACGTGTCTCTGCAAACATGTCAATGACACGTCTTGCCAGTCGCATTGCCATTCCGTGCACAAAGTCATCGACCGCTTTACGACGGGTCTTTGTGCTACGCCGCGCCTTGTAGAAAGGCCCGCCTCGAAATTCCTTCAACGCGGTTTCCACAGCCCTGTGAAGGACGTCGTGCAGGTAGCAGGCAATTTGCGGACCCGGTGCCTGGCCGACATAGACAACGGACTTTTGCGAGCCCCTGTAGGTATGAACGCATATTCCGTTGATGCTGTAGGCGATGGCCGCGCACACGACTGCCTTTGGCGACCGCATATTGAATTTGACGCCAACGCTGCCCTGGTCAATCTCGACGATACTTTCGGAGATGCCGTATTCCCGCATCAGCGCTGCGGCTTTTTCGGCTGCAGCAATCGCTTCGGCCTCGGTGCATCCGGAGGTGATCGTTTTGGCAGTGAGCGCGCGGATCTTCGCGAGGATCTTTTCGCGGTCTTTCATCACGCCACCGCCTTTCCAGCATCGCTTGTGCGGACGAGCCGATAGCCGCAGCCCCAGCGGTTTTCGATCGTCCATCCACTGCTCGCCAGTTTCTTTTTGGCCTTGTGGATCAAGATCTGAATAGAGTTGGGGGCAGCCAACGGTCCGCCGTCCGGACGGTCGCTGTAGACCTTGTCCGCCAGCACGTTTTTATCCTGGAACCGTTGGCCCGTAGCAACCAGGGCTTCGATCAGGCGGCGCTCCAGGTTCGTGAACCTGGTTAGATCGATGGTACTGTAGTCCGTGCGCTGCTGGCCGCAGCATGGGCAGAAAAGCGATGTCATTTCGCACCGCCTTCCGGCCCGCAGCTCGCGGCAATGATGTTCTGGTACATCGACAGCGGCCCATATCTGTAGCCGGAGAGTGTCACCGCGCAGTCTGCGCCGATCCGGATGCTGGCATAGACACTGCCGGCCCGGAAATGCCCGTTCCATAGGCTGTCCTGCACGACATAGAGTTCATCCTCCGCGTAGACGAAGTTGGTATACGAGGAAGATGTATTGCCATCGCGATCGGTGCTGATCTTCATCAGCCGCTCCTTGTTCACAATGTGGATTGTCTTGGTCTCGATATGCGAAGAAATCTGGTAGTCCGCGATACCGACGATGACGGCGAGCGTCGAAATCAAAACTGCGGAAATCGCCTTGGTGTTCATGCCGCACCGCCTTTTCCAGAGCCCTCGGCCGTTCGCTCCTGCCCGTTGAGCACAGTGCGAATTCGGTTCGCCTCGCGCTCCAGCGCTTGAATGATCCCCATGGCTTCAAGCCGCGAAGTGCCGGTGCTGACAGACCGCGCCATCATGACGTTTCTGCCTCTCACGGCGATCCCGAGGACGTGGATGCGGACGTCAGGTGCCTCCATGAGGAGACGGGCGGCATCAAGCTGGCCCTCAAAGTTCTTTTCGAAAGACGATGTCATGCCGCACCGCCTTTCCGGGCGCGGATGCGTCGGCCGAATTCGTTGTTGACGCTCTGCCAGTCCTTTGCCGTCAGCTGCTGCAGGGTGCCCTTGGTGGCGGAATAGGCCACCACCTCGGCATCGAACCGCTTGCGCACCATGATATCCGCGCCTGGATGCAGGATCTTCCACTGCGCCCAGGCCACTTTTGCGCCATCCTGGCGCAGCCAGTCATAGCCGTTGAGGTTGCCGTACATCACGCCGGCCTCGCGCTTCAGCCAGCCTTTCAGGCCTTCGATCGCCGCCGCAGCATCGTCCGGATAGTGGAGGAAACGCGTATGATCGAGGCCGGTCTGCCGGTTGACGAAGGCGAGCAGCGCCGCATCCGTGCGGTCGCTGATGACGCCGAGATTGTAGCCGGCGATCCACAGCGCCTGCAGCTTTTTGGCATACTTCCCCTGAAGCCCCTTTTGGAAACCCTTTCGAGATCCGTTCGAAGCCGGCTTGAAGCCTTCGTTGCGAAACACCGTCAGCACGGTCTGCCGCTCGGCCTCGGTCATGTCCTTGGCCGAGGCCTTGCCGGTCAGCTTGTTGAGCTTGTCCCGGTACGTGTCATCGTCCAGGCCGAGCTGTTTCTTGGCCACATGCAGGGCCGCGAGAGAGGAGGTCATTTTACCCCCCTCTGGATCGCCCGGCACTGGCCGGCATCCACCACGAAATTCGTGCCCGTGATGATCATACCGAGGGTCAGCAGGCCGAGCAGGAAATATCCGCCATAGGTCATACTGCACCTGCCTTCCGCTCTGCCTTGCTTTTCGGCTGCGGCACGTATGGATTGATGGATGGCAATACGACGCCGCAGATCTGCGCGGCCTTCAGAGCCGCTACCGCGCGTCGGCGATAGCCATCATGAATGGGGCGGTTCCTGCGGTTATCCCAGCTATCACGCTCGCGCCCGATGGTATCGCCAAGCGTCCGGTTGCCCTGCGCGTCGAGCCTTGCAATGGCCTCCAGATTGAACGTCTCGTCCTGGTCGAAGATGGCCTTGGCAACGATATCGACGAGATCGGACGGAAAGGAATGCGGTTCCATGAATTTTTCCATCTCTCTCTCCCTCACGCCTTCATGCCGTTCGGCGCATCGATCTCGATCGGCTCGATCACGAAATCCTCGCCTTCGGATGTGATGGTGACGCCGGCGATCGTGCGGGCCTTGTCGGGGTCGGCCAGCATCGCCTCCTTGTTCAATTCCTCCTTCGTCCGCAGGAATTGCGTCAGCCCGAGCTTCTTGCAGCCTTCGATCACGGCTTCCAGGCCGCGCACCGAAACCTTGGGCGGGCGCAGACGCCAGTTGATCCGGCCCGTGCCGAAATCGTGGTACTTCACCTTGCCATCGACGGTGAGCGCCAGGCGGTTTGCCTCGCACCAGGTCTGCAGGCCCCGTTCGTGGTCCGTAAGTTCTGCCATCAGGTCGGCGGTTGCCTTTTCCAGCGCTTCGCCGGCAGCCTTCACGGCCTCGTCGGCAATGGCCTTGTGGTGGGCGATCTCGCGGCGCAGCGTGCCGATCCGGCCGACGGCCCAGACGGCATCCTCGCGGCTCTGCGGCACGCGGGACATCGCCTTCGTCTTGTTCTTGAGCGCAGTCTTCATCGTCATGACTTCCTGTTCAAAAGGTGGGCTTTGCGCAGACCGCGCACGGCGGCCATCAGTGCATCACGGGCGCCGGGCTCGCCGACGGTGTGCGTGACGCGCTCCAGGTGATCGATCGCGGCAACGACGCGCTCGATTGAGGCTTTGACGGCATCATTGGTGGGCCGCACCTTGAGGCGCGGCGCTGACTTGTCGACAAGGCGCTGGTGCACCATGAACCCCACCGCATCCGCGATGCGCGACAGCGGGATCGGCACCTCGACCAGCACGGTGACATGCTCCTCGCTCATGCCGCATCACCTCCGTCGGGGCCGGGATTGACGACGACAAAGCGTCGGCCGGGTTTTGGCGGGAAAGGGATCACGGTGCCGGTGCGCCCATCCAGAACAGGGGCGACCTTGCGGCCTCGCATCATCAGGATGCGGCGCTTGAGGATCTCGTGATCCTGTTCAATCTCGATGCCGAGCGCCCGGATGGTATGAATGGCCTTTACGAGAAAGCGCACATCCTCGGCTCGGAGCGTTAGGCCGCTTTCCATATGCGGCTCCAGAAATTTCGCCAGCCCTCTCGCATAATTGGAAATGGTCTCGGTCATGACCGGTCTCCTTTCGGACCGCGCCCGAAGCTGGGACGGATGATCTTGTCGTCATCCTTTTCGCGATGCATGCGGATGATTTCCGCCGAATGCTGGTCGACCAGCTCGGCGATGATCACCTTGCCCTGCCGTGCGGCCTCGGCCAGCCGGTGGATCTCCAGCTCCCGTTCCTGCAGCGCGACGAGCTGCGCCAGATGCGCCACGAAGCGGCCCGTTTCCCGCAGCTCGTCGATGGCGACGGGCCGGGGGCGGGAGAGGAAATCGGTCGCAATGGCCGATAGTTCTTTCGAGGCGATCAGCATCAGGCGATCTCCTCTACGTCGCGGTTCTGCCAGGCGGCTTTCACATGCGTGATGGAGAGCGGCTGGCCGCCTCCCTCCGCCGCCATGAAGGCCAGCTTCGCGGTCTTGTCGATCTGGCCAAGCGCACCACCCTTGAGGCCGATGCCGGTCAGGAACTTCACGCATTCCGGATCGGTGATACCCCAGGCCGCGATATAGGCCTGCAGGTCTTCCAGATAGGGCTTGGCGCGGTTGAGGCGCTTGCCGATGCGGCGCTTGAGCTGTGCATAGGAAGGGCCTCCGGCGCTGCGGCCGAACCGGGTATAGACCTCGTCATTGCCCACCAGCGCGATGCCGCACTGATAGATGTCCATGAAGTGGCGCAGCTGATTGATCGCGTCATCGACGAGGTTCTGCGCTTCGTCCACGATCAGCAGCGAGCCGCCGCCAATGCGGCCAAGCTTGGCGCCGATGGCGCGGGTGAGCCGTGCCGGGTTGTTTTCCTTGACCTCAAGTTCCGCCGCAAGCTCCACGAGCATGCCGTGCACCGTCTTGGTGTGCGGGGTAATCGTGGCGTGGTAGACATGCGGACGGGTGGCCGCATAGGTGCGGCAGGCCATGGTCTTGCCCATGCCGGCGCCGACGGTGATCATCACCATATCCGCCGTGGTCTGTGCCCAGGACAGCGTGTCAAAGATCTCGCGCGAAAGGCGGGTATTGATGAAGAGCGGCGATTGGCGGATGTTGGAGACCACATCGGATGCCTCGAAAAAGGCATGCAGCCACTGCTCGGCCATCCGGTTATAGGTTTCCAGCCGGCCCAGATAGGCCCCGGAAAACCACTGGCTGAAGGTGGATACCTCCATGCCCATGCGCCGCCCGACCTCGGATTTGCCAAAGCCGTTTTCGCTGGCGATCGCCGCAACCTTTCCCGTCAGCTGCCGCCAGATCTCGACGTCGTCGGCGGAATGCTTGGCGATAAACTTCTCGCTGGGCTCCGGCCGATCCCATCCGCTGGCCGGGCTTGTGATGATATGCTGGTTCATTTATGGTTCCTCTTGTGTGGCCCTTTCGGGCGTTTGGCGGGCGGGATTTCCATTCCCGCCCTCTTTTTTTGTCGGAACCGTACGCACTACATGTCGGCTCATTCGCTCCCCGGCATCACGCGCCGGAGCCATTCCCCTTCGGGAATTCCAGGATCGAGGCGCCGCCGCTGAGGCGGGCGAGCCCTCGTGAAAAGGCGTCTTCGAATTCTTCGGGACTGAGGCTCTGTTCGGCCTTCACCGCCAGATTGCCGCTCTGGCTGGGCACCAGCCGCGTCACCACCGGCCGCATCGGTTCCGGTGCGCTGGCGGGCGCGTCGCCACGGCTGTAGATCTCGGCAAGCTGATCGGGCGAGAACACCACTTCGGCATCGCGCAGTTCCCGCACCTTCTTCTGATAATCGGACCGGCGTCGGGCGTGCTGGCGTGCTGCGGCCTGGTCGTTATGGCCGGTGTCGTCGATGCACTCGGCCCGGCAGATCAGGCGATTGTCGAGGTCGTAGACGTGGATCGGATCGTGCAGCCGGTCCGGATCGAACCTGAGCGTCACCTTGTCGCCCGCATGCTGGTTGAGCAGCGGAGACCAGTAGCGGTTGCCCTGGAAGTGAACCTCGCCGGACCCCTTCTGCAGGGTGACGATGTCGGAGGCGAGCAGCCAGAGCGCCTTCTGTGCAGCGGTCGGCCAGCGTACGATTGTCGTCGGCTCGGCCAGGGAGGCGGCAAAGGTCTCGTCGAAGCTGCGGCCGGCGCAGGCCTTGGCTTTCCGCCCTGCCTGGGCATTGTGCTCGGCGATGCGCTCTGCAACATGCCGCTGGAAATCGGCCAGCGGAATGGCGCGGCTGGCATAGTTCTCCGGCTTGGCGTCCGGCTTGTTGCCAGTATAGGCGCCGGCCACGGCGGGATGACGCGAGATCACGTCCGTCAGGTCGCGCCAGGCGCGCTCGATCGGCTTGGACTGCCCCGCATAGGGCGTGGTCCATGTCACCTCGATCCCGAGCGTCGTCAGAAGCCCCATCGGCTCTTCTTCGCGCACCTTGAACCGGAAGCGCTTTTTCATCTGGCCGGTGATCCACTTGGAGGCGAAAGCCCGGCCGTTATCGAGATAGATGCCATCCGGGATGCCATAGGTCTCGACCATGTCGCCGATCGTCAGCCGCACCACTTCCCAGGTCTCGGCGTCGGACAGCCGATGCGCGATGATCTTGCCGCTGAAAAGGTCCTGGATGCCCACGAGGTACATGCGCACCGGCTTGTTCGACCAGGGCACCCGCACGAAGACATCCAGCTTATGGCCGTCCATGTTGACGAGTTGCATGGCGTGCAGGTGCAACCGGCTGCGGCGCTGGGCGGGATAAAGCCCCTTGGCCTTGTCCTTGCCTTCGCGGCAAAGCACCTGCACGGACTTCGGAACCTTGGCGTCAAAATGCCGGCGCAGTGTCCGCTCGGAAGGGATCGGTGCCCATCCTTCGCGCTTTGCGGTTTTCTCCATGCGGCGGTAGCAGGCGGAGAAGCTCGGCTTTTCCGGGCGCAGGAAGTCGCTTTTCAGAATGTCCCAGGCCATGGGATGGCAGAGCGTCTCTTCCGGAACGACACCATTGGCCGATCCTGTCGAAGGCGCGAGTGCAGCCAGCCAGTCATCAGGGTCAAGCCCGTGCACAAGCTGGCGCCATTCGTAATAGGCGCTCTTGGCAACACCCGCCTCGTGCGTGGCAACGGCGATGGCTGAGGTGCGATTGACACCGGTGCGGCGCACCAGATCCTCGACACGGCGCAGCACGCCGAGGCGCTTTTCACAGAGCGCTTTATAGGCCTTCGAAAGCTGGTTGAACCGGTTCCAGAGCGCGTTCTTGCGAGCGATCAGCGCTTTCGGCGTCTCATTCAGCGATGATGCCTTATCGGCCAATTCCAGCTGCAGACGCGCGGCTTCGGGCAGCAGCGACACATGGTATTCGTAGCCGCCGCCGCGTCCGGCCCGCTTGCGTGCGAGATCCGTGGCGCGCCAGCCGTTTTCGGCAACAAGATACTCAATGCCTTTACGCGTGTGCGGCAAGTCAGGCAGCTTGGCCTTTTCAAGTTCCGCAGATGTAAACCACTCCTTCATGCCAGCACCCAGGCGAGAAAGATGATGCTGACGAAAAAGCCAAGGGCAGGCATCATGATTGCGCGCGGCGGTATGCGCACGCCATAGATGGCGACGGACACGTTGAGAGCGCCAATAATGATGACCACCAGCAGCAGCATAACGCTCATGTCATTGCCCCTTCCTGGTCTGAATGGCGGCGCGGATCTCTGCCTCGTGCTGCGCGACCCAGCGCAGCGTGTCTGAAACCGCCCGCAGCTGGTCGATCAGCAGGCCGCGCGTGGCCTGGCTGCTGGCGACGATGGAAAACTGGCCGTTCACGATGGCATCGACCGCGCCGATCTGGCTCTTGAGCGAAACCTTGGCCATCAGCGCCCCCTGCTGAGCTTGACGGGCCGTGCCTTCAGGTCCCGCAGCAGCGCCTTGATGCGCTCCTGCTCCTGCTGCAGCAGGGCGATTTCCGCGAGGCGCGCCTCGTCACCAATCAGGAGCGTGGCGCCCTGGTCGGCCATCGCCTCATCCCATAGCCAGATCGCACCGGTGGCATGCACAAAGGCTGCAAACCGCACCAGAGTGATGTCGTGCCCGGTCTTGCTCTCGGCCGTGTAGGCATCGAGCATGCCCCGGCTGATGGACGGCAGACCGAGGTAAAGCGCCATGCGCTCGGCAATGGTCTCCCGGTCATGCGGGCATTCGCGGATGGCGCGCGCCATCGCCCGCTTCAGGCGGGCGCGGAACCGCTCGATGTCGATGCTGTGGGCCGCCGTGCGGCTGGGAAATGTCGGCTGACGAAAGAAATCCAATTGCCCTGGATCGGCCTTGCGCGCGCTCATGACGAAGCCCTCGCCAGAAGCTCTTTGACCTGCCGGGCAAGCGCCGCGTCGGCGCCGGCTTCGATCAGGCGATCCATGATGAACAGGCTGCGCGTCGTGTCATCGGCCTTCTGCCAGCCGGACATGAGTTCGGCCTTTGCCGCATCCTGCTTGTCCAGCGATGTCGGCTTCGGCTTGGGCGGCGCCAGCGCGGACAGCACCTTTGGCAGGTCCGCCTCGTCGAGCCCGGCGGCAATCTTGGCCTGTTCAGTGGGGCCGCGCTTGGAGAGATCGAGAAGCACGGACTGGTTATCGGCAGCCGGCGTGCCGCGCAGCTTTTCCCGCAGTTTCGGCGTCAGGTTCTGTGCGATCTTGTTGAGGCGCTCGACAGATCGCTTGGAAAGCCCCATACGATCAGCCACATGAACCGAGAAACTTCCCTTTTCAGCCTCCTCGGCAAATAATTGCGACAAGTTGGCGCGATTTCCGGGGCGCCCCGGCTCTACCTTGCCAAACTTCGCTTCCCAGATATCCCGATAGGACTGTACGAAGATCGCCCGGTCCATGACCGAAAGCTCGTTGCGAAAGATGTTCTCGACAATCTCGACGAGCTGCGCCTCTTCCTTGTCGGCCGTGATCACGATGGCGTCGATCTCGCTGTCTTCATTGATCTTCACCGCCCGCAGACGGTGCGCGCCGGCCACCAGCGTAAACGGTGTTGCGCCCTTGCCGGCAGCCGGCGTGGCGCGCACGGTGATCGGGTTCAACAGCCCGTGTTCGACGATCGATTGTGCGATTGCCAGCGCATGCTCTTCCTCGACGGTGCGCAACCGCTCCGGAACGGCGATCTGGTCAATGGATATGCGTTTGAATTCGGCCATCAGGCTGCCTCGCTCTCGGTAAGCCGCAGGGCCAACAGGGCGTGCGAGCGCTCGGCCATGCTGCGGTAATGCGTTTCAAAACGGGGGGTGATCAGGCGCTCGTCGATGGTGCGCAGCGCTCGATTGATCGCCTCGCGCGACCGGTCCTCGGTTTCCACCACGCGGCGCTTCGGCCAATCGTGCTGGCGCACCATCAGGTGCATGACGATCTGGCGCGCCAGTGCCGCATCGAACCAGTGGTGCGGTGGGTCGAGGATCTCGCGGATCGCAAGATGCGGAAAACCTTCCTGCACGGCCACCACGCAGGCATGCAGCGTGGCCTCGTACATTTGGCCCTGGTCGAACCGGTTGATCATGACAGAACCTGCCGCAGCAGGGCGGCCACTGCTGCCGCGAGGCCGAAGAGCGCGACGCTGAACAAAAGCGCTGTATCGGCCGCGCGGCAGATGGGCGACGCGGCGGGAATGAACGGGTTTTGGGTGTCAGATTTTCCGTGACGTTTCGTCATTGGATTGCCGGTCAAAATGGGGAAAGTGGAAGGCGTGGAGCGGCCAGTTCTGTCCGTCAGCCGGGGCTTGATGGACGAGATCGAAGCCCTGCCGGTAGGGGTGACCCGGCGCCGGATGGCAAAGGCTAGAACGGCAGGCTGGCCGCTCCACATCACGCGGCCGCCTGGGCCGGCGATGCCAGACGGCGATCGCGCATCGTCGATCGCTGATAATTCTCCGGCGGCTGCGGCGTCTTGCGTCGGCCATCGGCGTGGTAGCGGGTGCGCCAGAGAAACTCCGGTCGCGTCTTCAGGATGGCGGCAATGGCGCGCTCACCGGCAACGTTCGGTTCGCGCAACGTGGTTCCGGCCGTGCCGCGTGCAAGGCCGTAAAGGCGATCGACATCGAGCAGGCAGTATCCCTGCTTCGTCAGCCTGGCCTTGACGCGGGTGGCCTCTTCGACGCGTGCGTTGGTGGTCTTGTCCGCCTTGCGGTCGCGATGCATAGTCTTTCCTCGGTTGTGACGAGGGAGGCCCTGGCCGGCCTCCCTTTTCATGGGTGATTTGGTCCGTATTTATGGAGAGGTTAGTCCAAATAAATGGACTTTAGAAGAGGGTTATGGCGAGAAAATCCAAAAAAATAGACCCCGATGCGGATCCAACTTATGATCGCAAGTCAGTGGAACAGGCGATTGAGCGATACAAAGCGCACTGGGAAACGCTTCCGACTGCAGAACGTGATCTAGCTGAGAAGATTACTATGTTGACCGGTTATGCCGGAGGTCGCGATAAGGCAGCTGCGGTAATGGGCGTAGGACCAACCACGCTGGACAACTACAGAATGGGAAAAACTCAGCCCAAATTTTTGGAGCTTCTTCGGCTGGCAAAAGCCGCGGACCACTCGATTAACTATCTAGTCCCTATCGACATGATCTCTTGGGCGATGTCTTACCGTGCCGAGGAGACGGAAGAAGACGACAACGAAGACACGCCGGAACTCCCTCATGATTTGGTGGCTGTGAGCGTTTACAACGTTCACGCCTCTGCCGGATCCGGTTTGGTGCCCGTCGATGAACATGATGAGCCCCATGATATCATTCTGGCTCGATCCTTCCTTCGCAGGCTTGGTGCATCGCCTGAAAAGTCGCAGATCATCTTTGCCAAGGGCGAGAGCATGCTGCCCACCATCCCGGATGGCTCGCTGCTGCTCGTCGATCGCAGCAAGACGCATATCGAGGAGGGCGGGATCTTCGTCTTTCGCGTGGGCGAGGGGATCAAGGTCAAGCGCGCCCGCTGGCGGGTGGACAATGCGCGCATCGATTTGGTTTCGGACAACCAACTCGCCGGCTATCCTCCTGAAACCTATACCAGAGACGAACTCGCCTCGATCGTCCCGCTCGGTCGCGTCATGTGCATCATGCGTGCACCATAAATCTGATAGATATGGCAGGGGGGAACATGCAAACTGTGGGGTTTATCGGCTTAGGCATCAGTCTGCTGGTGATGGTCTGGAACGTATTTGGTGTTCTCTTTTCAAAAGGCAGACGCCTGAGAAAACTGGCCTATTTGGCGTTAGGATTTGTTTCGCTCATATGTTTCGCGCTCGTGGCCGGTACGGGGCTTGGTTGGGAGGCGCAGGATGCCGGATTTCTCAGCTACGCCGATATGAAGCAGGCAAGGGATGCTGGCATCACAGATCCCACTCTATGGGCTGCAGGCCGACCCGAACGAGATCGAATTGCCGAGCAGGAGAAGGCCGCGAAGCAGGCCCAGGCTGCGGCCGAGGCTGAGGCCAGGCGCAAGGCTGATGCCGAACTTGTGCGACAGAAGGCTGAAGCTGATAAGCGGGCAGCACTCGAAAAGCAGGCCGCCTGCAAGAAGGACCTCCGCTGCTGGGCAGAAAGTGTTTCCGTCGACGCACATGTGGATTGCGCACGCGCCATCCAGAGCCTTGCAAAATGGGATTATCAGTGGACCGATGGATTTGGCGAACCGAGGTTCTCGAAGTTTCAATGGCGCGACCAGCAGAAGGGTATTGTGACCTATATGGGCAATAGATTGAAACTGCAGAACGGGTTCGGCGCATGGAAGCACATGACCTATACATGCGATTATGATCCTGCAACGAAACTGGTGCTCAACGCCGAGGCTTTCTGATGACGTGCAAATCAGATACGGGTACAAGCGTTATCGTGTCTCTCGTCGAGAGCGCTTTTTGAAAATTGAAGACGCTCAATAAGTGTCAGCGCCACGCCTCTCCGAACATGGAAGAAACCCGTCTTTTTCAATGACGACTTCCATGTTGGAAAAGAGCGAAGGCTTATTGTAACCCACTGAATTCTAATTGTTTTGTCGGCAGTGAGCGCAACATGGAAGTGACTTCCATGTTCGAATTGGATTTTCGTGTCAAAAATGGCGCCATTCCGCACGGGGCTGCGGAAATCCTCAAAATGTAAAAAGCCCGGTTTTCCGGGCTTTCACAACCGTTTCAAAGCCCTTCAAACGGTTTTCAAAACCGCCTCGAACCTTTCGCCGGAACCACCGATAAAACGCGCCGCAGCGGCCACTACTATCCGTTTCCGTGTCAAACGCGCCTGCCATCTCCGCCCGTTTGATACCGCGAAAAGCCCTTGTATTTCAGCCCATTGCCACGAATTGCCGCGATTTGACGGACAATGACGGGTTTTCCGGATAACGGTGACTGACAACAAGCTTGACGCGGATTTCCGGAATTTTGACACCTAAAACCGGAAAAACGGAAATCTCATATCTATTGACGAAAGTTCTTCCCAAGGCGCCTCTCGGGCGCGGTACATTAGCGTTCTCGGCGGGTTGGCCCCGAGCCGCCTGTGCGCCCTTCGGGGATGAATCACAGCCACCCCAGAGCTTCTATCTCTTGAAAGACCAAAGTCTGCCCTGACGGTTCAACGAAATGGAATCAGACCAGGAGGGGGTAGGCACACGCTTTTCAGAATTATTTGTATTCCGGAGGTCGAGTTCTTTTTCACTGACTAGAAACGAGGTGACATCGGCGATGTCAACCAATCGCGCGGGTGTCTCGTTAGCAATAGACTTAACGAAGACTTCATAGGACAGCCTCTCGTCTCGATGACGTTCGTGCAGGCGCTTAAGGAAGTCTTCCGCCAATCGCTCCCGCATCAGTTCCTTGTCGGCTCGGCCGAAGAGAAAATCTGGAGCATTTTGAGGATCGGCATTTGGATTAAAACCCAGCATCTCCAACCCGCCATGCCCCAAATGCAATGATTGATTGTTTATCTCCCAATGGCTATCGACCATGACGTTACGTGCCTTTACATGGTGCGATAGGTGGAGCAGCCAAAGATCCTTACGAGCTTTTTTTGATCGCAGGAAGAAGGGGCTTAGGAAAGGCGCGCCAGTCTGCTGCATAATATGTCTAAGCAGCAAGCGCTGAATTACATATCGTCCGCCCCGTTCGCCTTTCACATGAAGAAATTCTTTCAGCTGCTCCGCCGAGATCTCTATTGGCGCTAATCGTCGCAGGACTTCCGGATCTGTTGAGAGATAATCAATTAGCCATCCGACTGCGAATGTCAGAATGCACTCCGCGGCAGAAAATCTCAGGATTTTCCTGACGATTTCGAGGTCTACGTCGGAGTATCCCAATTGATCGAGAAGAAAAATAGAACGACCGACCTGGCGTCGGGTCCTCATCTCTATGCGAGATGAAATCAGGGGAAATACGTCTTCAAATTTCGAGTGATGTATGAATATCGACCGTCCGATTTTCGAAGAGTGCCCGTGGGCGTGCAATTCAGCCCGAAGGAAATCAATATGGTTCTTTTCACTGTCAACGAAGTGAAATTCAGCGTCAATTTCTAGCTTGTGATTCCTTCCTTGATTCGCCTGCCGTTCTGCTGCATCCACCGCGTCGAGGAATAGTAGAGGCGTGCCTTTCACAAATTGCCCGTCGCGTAGAAAACGACCACCGCCGCAGAATCCGTCAACCAGTGTAATTCGTTGCCGCCGTTGTGCAGGACTGACCAAAATGGCGGGGAAGTAGCCCTCTAGATAAGCCGCAATCAACCTCAGTTTCGCGTCGCTATGATCTTCTAGCGAGGGAGGCGCCGCGCCCGGTTTCCAGCCAAACGTCTTAATTGTTGTAACTCCTGCCGATACTCAGACAGTGAGTTGTGTAGTCATTGATTCGTCAAGCGCGAAGCTTGAACTGACTTTCTTTTTCTGCGGGAAACTCACGTATTAATTCACCGTCCAGCAAGCCTCCTCCTTTTCCAAACTGGTCTAGTTCCTTAACCAAAGACGCGGGAAGTCCTTGTTCCTGCACTAAGGGATTGTTTGTCGCTGCGCCCCATTGCTTATGGAATGGCGCGACGCCAAATTTCCTGCAGTCGGCGACGATGTCTCGTGCCCACTGTGCCATCATCGGACGCGCGCCATGGCCGCTTTCGCCGCCGCTGATAAGCCAATCCGGTTTGGGATCGCTTTCTGACAATCGCAGAGGGCCGATAGCGGGTTCGTACGAAACGAACCAGACTGCGGCAGGAATATCCGCGATGAAGCGTTTCCTTTGGTCAAAGCGAGTTTGATCTTCTGCGGTGAAGCCCAACCAAACATTCGGGTAACCGGAAGCCCCCCAGTCTGCCGGCAGCATCTTTTTGATGTTTTGAGGGCGCTTGGTGAGCAGCTGCCAGTCGAGCGCCGGCGTCGCTCGAATGACCTCAAACAAGTCCTTTCGCCACGCCGGGTCCGCCTGGTTGTCGAATACATCGGCTAGAGATGCGCAAAAGACGCGCTGTCTTCTGCCGTGCAGGGCTGCAAACTGAGCCGCCTTCTGCTGCCAGATATGAGGCGCTTTCCAGTACGCATCAGTTGTTTTCTTGCGAGGAGAATTGCCCCATTTCACGTGGCCCGATCGTTTTGACCATGCTTCGGCATAGCAGTTGTCGCAGCCTGGGCTGATATTGGTACAGCCCGTCCAAGGGTTAAACGTGTGGTCGGTCCACTCAATTGTAGAATTCATGGCCATCGCACGTCTCCCTGTCATAAATCGACCCATGGTACATTCAGAGAACATGCTTGCCAAATGATTAACATTGGCCATAGTTGCGCAGATTATGAGCTTGGTACGGTGCTGTCATTAGCCTTGACGCCTCGAGCTTTATGAGGCAGTTCTCAGCGCCCCGAAGGCGGCGGGTGCCTGAACCAAATGACCGAATGCGGCCGGTCCGAACATGGAGATTCGGATGCCCCATTCGCGCGGCCCGCAGCGTCCCAATAACAGTAAAGCAGAACCACGCTTCAGCTCGCCTTACCTGTCAGACTTTCTCGGCGGCAAGGTTCATCTGATTTGCCCAAAATGCGGCATCCAGCGTCGATACGACGCCTCAATGTTATTGGCCAAAGTCGGGGATTACGTCCTGCCGGATCTGCTCACCCGAATTGCGTTGGCCGAAGGGTGCCCGCGTGTCGGAGACAAGGACGACCGATGTAATCTGCACTACGATATCGAAAAGATGTACGAACAGAGGAGCGCCAAGCATGGCCAGTGACAACACCGGCGCGTCCGGGGCGGCAGTCCATTTCGAGCATTACTGTCAGGCGCCAGGCTGCAAGAAGTGGGGATCCTTCGGTTACCCGTCCCCACGCGGGCGTGGCGAATCGGATTTCTATTGCTTCGCGCATCGGCCGGACAAGGCCGAGGGTGTTACGCAGTAGCGAACTTGCTCAATGACGCGTCGTTGGCGGCCCCAGCAAACGCGTCTGCTCTTCTGCTTCAAGAATGGCCATTGCAATGAGATAGACCAGAAGCGGCAGTTCGGCTTTCTCGGCGCGGGCTTTTGCCGCTTCGAGTTGCGCGAGGATCTCCCTCAGGTCGTTCATAGGCGCCCCCCATTCACCCGAACCAACGCCGCGACGGTAGCGTGAAAGCCGCCATCTGAACAAGATCGAAGGGGCCTCGAAGCGGTCTCAAAGCCCCTTCAAACACCCTTCAAAGGATGGCCTGTTCCTCTGCCGGGATGAAGCCATAGGCGGCAAGATGGTCGACCGCCCTGGTCAGCAGTTCCAGCCCCATCGGCGCCAGTGCTCGTCGCCAGAGATCGGCCGGCGTTTCGTTCTCCTGGATGAAGCACCAGTCCTGAAACGCCACCGGACCACCGTCCATCTCGTCGGTCAGATGATAGACGGTGCCGCCGGTTATGCGCTCACCGGCTGCGATCGCATCGGCCACCGCGGTTCTGCCCCGGTAGAGCGGCAGGAGCGACGGATGAAACCCGATCGTATAGCGTGCCTGTTGCCGGACCCATGCCGGCACGAACACGAAGGCATTGGCACAGATGAGGAGATCGACGGAGATGCCCGCAAGTGCATCGAGCCCCGTCGATCCATAGAGGATGGCCGGCACATCGGCTGCCATGGCGAGGGCATAGAGGCGGTCGCTGGCGCGCGGCACGGCAACGAAGGCCATGTCGTGGTGATCGTTGAGGGCCTTGAACACTTCGGCCGCCAGCCATTTCTGACCAATCAGCCCGATCTTCATGCGCGCACCTCCGCGCCTTCGATATAGCGGAAGCCCTGAACGGCCCGGAAGTGGCCGCCGTATCGGCCCTTGACGCCGACGCTGCTCCTGCCGCCATGCAAGGTGCTTGACACCTGCGCCCAGAGCTTGTCCCGCCGGAGCGCCGCTGCGAGACCCGGATGGGAGGTATGGAACAGCGTCGGCATCGGCTTGCCGTAGCGGTTCTTCCCCCGGCGCCAGGCGCCGCAGACCGCATTCAGGAACCGTAAGCCCACGCCGGCGCCCTGCCATTCCGGCATGACGACCAGGCGGCAGGCACGGGCCTCGACAAGGCCCGGCCGGGTGGAGACGGCCACATGCGCCACCGGCTCGCCCTCGACAAAGGCGACGTAGCAGGTGGCGGCGATCATGTGCGGGAGCTTCAGATAGTGATGCGGCTCAAAATAGCGCCACCATCGCCAGCCGGTTTCGCGAATCTCCAGGGTGATCGGCGGCCGTCGTCGAAGATACCTCCCGGAATACTGCCCCGTCGCGGTGTCGTAGATCCAGTCCGGGTCGAGCCAGTCGATGATATCGTAATGGCACGACAGCATGACCGCCTTGCTGCTGCCCCGCCGCCACGCCTTGCCGAAGGCGAGCGCGCCGATGCGGGCAATCTGCCGGTCCACCACGCTGGTGAACTCGTCGATCACCACCTCGGCCGGCCGTTCGCAGATGAGCCGGGCGAGATCGGCGCGGAAGCGCTCGCCATTCGAGAGGACCGAGTAGGGCCGAAGCCAGGAGGGCACCGAGCCCAGGCCGACCGAGGCAAGGGCTGCCGTCACATCGTCGAAACGCCCATCGGGTGCAATGGCGTCGATGATCGGTCGATCGTCTGGCCATGTCGCCGAGGCGATCCTGTCCTCGCCAAAAATCCGGCGGCCGAGCGAGGTCTTGCCGGAACCGGACGGACCGACGATCAGGCCGATCTGCCAGGCGTCGTCCTCGATCGGCAGGTCGGCGACGTGCTCGAACCGGCTGCCGTCCTCGACATTGAACAGGGATTTCACGCGAGCCGCACGGTAGCTGTCGAAGTCCGCGCAGGTGTTTCGGATCTCGATCTTCATGTGCAGACCACCTTGATCTTGCAGGCCTTCAGCGCCTGCAAGGCCACGAACAGCTGCTGTTGGGCCTGCTCGTCCGAGCAGACGAGAATGACGCCGTGTTGCTGACGGTGGACGTGGCCGTTGGCGCCCGGTGCGCCGCGTGGCAGGGGAGGGAGCTTATCGCTGGATTTCATGGAGGACCCGATCCGGTTGTCGCTCCTGGCGATCGGATGCGGGCTCAATCGGCCTCAGGTGGTTGAGGGTGCCGCAGCGGCGGCACTTGATCTCTATTACATTACTTATTGCGTCGTGCTCAGCCCTAAACAGCAGCGCCGAGCACTTTCCGCAGCGAATGTCTCTCATCTTTCCATATGCTCACGACTCAGTCACACCTCCTTCGCCCTGCAGGGTACGGGTGCGACAGTTATCGTGTGGTGCTGTCGGACGGGTCTGGTCGCCAAACTTAGAGCCCGTCGTTCGGTGCGCATGATGTGCACCGGCCGCCCGGCTAAGCGCCGGACGAAACCCATGCTCAGTAGTAGGGAATGCGCCGCTGTTGGCCGTTGATGGCGAACTGCATATATCCTGCAGGCGTTGTCGGCAGGACGCCGGCTCCGCCTGGACCAGGTGCTGCTGTCGTGACCGCCTGATTGCGTAGCTCGATAATGTTGCCGAGCCGCAATCCCATCCCGGTGCCGTCCTTGTCAGAGATATCCAGACCGAAGTTGCCATACTGGGATAGCCGCATGACGTTGGCGGCCGTCGGATCTCCAAACCATAGTTCGCGAATGAATTTCAGGATGGCACGATCCGGATCCCCGCCACCGTATGGCTGCACGAAGTCAATCGTCGGAGCGGCGTCACCGAGTGAATATCCACTCTTGGGAATACGGAAGGCGCTTGCCTTGACCTCACCTGCGGCGACATTGCGATAAACCTTGGTGCCGAAGGTTTCCAGTATGCCCAATTCCCCGTGCAACAACTGCGCGACAAAGCGGTTTGCCGGTTCGAGCGGATGCGTGCCGTCGGTGATCCAGCCGAGGCGGACAAGTTCGGTGTAGTTGCGGCAGGCACGGTAGCCGTCGAAATAGGCGGCATAATTGGCCATCGCGTTGTCACGCCAGATCTTCTGGATCGCCAGCTGGGACGCTTCGGAGGTCACGTCGGGCAGAGAGCCGATTACCAGCAGGGAGCAGGCCGGCAGGCTGGCGAAACGGCTGAAAGTCGCCGGGATATTGACCGCAGCGTTCTCTTCCTTCGCCTGGATGAACATGAGCTTGCAGTTAAACTCGGCCATCAGATACGCGAAAATCGCGTTCGAGGAATAGTTGTTGTTGCTGAGAATGCTGCCGCCGCGGCCAAAGCCCAGCGGGACGATACCGTGCGAGCGAAAACCGCCACAAAATCCACTGAGGACGACGACTTGCCCGCTCGCGGTGATCACCATCTTGTACTTGACGCTGGCTGACACGCTCCATTGGACTTTTGCGCCGCCCAGCGCGCTGTCCGCCAGATTGATCGTCTGCGTGTCGATCACCGCATTGGTATCGCGATTGATCAACTGGACCGTCGCGGTGCCCATCCCAGGCCCCTTCGCGAAGTAGGCACGCATGGTGGCAAATCCGTTTTGCTGCCCCATGTCGATGGTCATTGTCGCTGCATCAAACAGCGTCAGATGTCCGCCGGAAGGAAGGTACGTGAAGTCCGCCTTGCCACCGGCGCCGTCGTTTGCGTACCAATCCACCACCGCGCTGCCGCTGTTAAAATAGGACCCCGTAAAGGTCGCTGGCGATGGGCCGGGGATTGAAAAGGAGGTGCCGCCGATCACGGCGCCCTGCGGGATCGCCTGGAAGATCTGCTGGACGAAAGACGCCCAGACATGGGGCGAGACGCTGTCGCCGTAGTAGCCAATCCCGATGAAGCCAGAGGGGGAAGCTCCCGGCGAAATGCCCGGATTGTAGGTGTAGAGGGCGTTATAGAAATCCCTCAGATTATGCTTGCCCTCAAGCAGTGACACGCCTTCCAGCCGTGATGCCACCGTGGTGCGCTGCCGCTCGTACCCGATCATACCGGCGCCCAGCGCCGTGCTGGACTGGCTGGCGAGATCGGCCAGCGCGGCGCCCTGATAGACCTGCCAGCGAGGCGCGGCGAGATCCGTCGCAAAGGTGCCGGCCGTGTGCGCCACGGTGCAGATATACTGCACGCCGCCCTGCATCACGGTATCGCGCACCGCGTATGCGGTGCCTGTAGTCCAGGCGCCGCGATAATTGGTGATGATCGCTGTCGCGGCCTCGATGCGATCCTCGGTCGCCTCGACGGCCGTGCGATGCGCCAGCGCCTCGGAGGCGGCCGCCTGCGCCACGATCCGATCGGCATCCGCCGCCGCCGCCGCCGCCTCGGCCGCCGCCTGTCCGGTATCCGATGGCAGATCGGCAACGCGCACCCAGGCGCCTGACTGGCGCTCATAGATGCCACGGTCGGCGCCGACGAGGGCTATACCCGTCTGCCCGTTGGATGCGCCGGTGACGGCATTCAGCGCGGCGTAGGAAACGCGGGCGTAATCCGCAGCCGAGACCAGCGCGATTGCGTTGAGTGCGGAGGCAATCGCGCCACTGCCGGCCAACTGCGTGGCGAGATCCTGGATCGCCTGCAGGCCGGTCGAATTAGCCCTGTTGACGATGACTTCGTCGCTCATCGCAACGCGGTTCAGGTTGGTTGTTCTGGGGCCGTCTGCCATGGTTACCTCAGCGGATGTTAACGGTGATTGGACCCGACAAAGGCCCCGGAAGGCCGTCGGAGTTTTGGGGCTCAAGCCAGATGTGATGGCTGCCCTGGGCGAGACAGGTCGCTGTTTCGAGGTAGGCGACGACATTGTCGATCGATCCGTCGAAGGTGCTGCTCGCCAGGAACGATAGTGTGTCATTGCCGGCGGTCGCCTGGATGCGATCCGCGAAGATCCCGTTGTTCGATTGGCTTGTGCCTGCGCGGGTGGAAACGCCCGTCAGCCTGGGCGTCACCGTTCCGGCCGTGATGTCCGCCAGCAGCGCCGAGATGCGGTAGTACTTGCCGCTGACGGCTGCGAGCGGCTGACTGATCGCATCGGCTGTACCGGGCGTATGGCTTGCCTTGCCGTCAGCAATTGTCCAGCCCGCTGCAAGCGTCCATGTGCCGCTGTTGTCCATGCTGCCGTTGGTGAGCAGGTTTTCGCGCGTGGCGTCGCCGATCGGCTGCGAATAGGAACGCGACGGCACGACCTGGATCGGGCTGCCGACCGCATCTGTTGCCCGGTTAAGGATGGCGGAGGTGGAGCGGTAGATCTGCACCTGCGTCGTTGCGGTATCGTCCGAGGTCGACCACTGCACCACGGCGCCCCCGAGCAGCGGCCCGATCGAGATCATGCCGGCGTCGAGGGCGCCGGGTGCGGCCGCATCGCCATCACCCACCGTCACACTGACCACGGCCGTATAGGCGCCGACCGTGCCATCCTGTGCAATTGCGGCCGCGCGAAGCTGCACCACATTCCCGGTGGCATAGCCGGTTATTGTCGCCCCGCCGTTGGATGCCGGGATGTCGATCGGCGTCCAGGTGCTGGCGCCCGACAGCCGATGCTGTAGGCGATAGCTCGCCGTGATCACGGAGCCGGTGCCAGGCGTGATCAAAAGCGTGATCGCGCCAACCTGGCCCGTGCCGCTGAAGCCGGTCGCAATCGAGGTAATGCGCGGCGTCGGCGGCACGGCCGAACCAAGATCGATTTCCGAACCGACGCGACCGTTCCAGGCCGGCGGCACCTCCTCGTCGGTCAGTTCGTCGATGATCGGGGCTGCATCCACCATCCGGTAATGCACCGACATGTTCTCTCCGGCTTCCGCGTCGAGAATAACGACGGGAAAGCTCTCGCTGGTCGATCGCCCGAAATGCACGATGTCGCCTACATCAGGCATGTCGCCACCTTCGTTCAGCAGCAGCAACCGCGTCTCGCCGGGGGACGTCGTGACGGTTCGCACGACGGACGTGCCGATCGTGTCCTCGGCATCGCCGAACACGCGAAACCGCACGGCATAGGTGACGCCGGCATCCATGGTGACCGCGTCCGAAAGCTCGATCAGCCTCCCCTCGACTGAGCGGACGCGTGCGGTTGCCTGGGTGCGATCCAGGATGTCCATCGACAGCATGACGAGGTCACCGCGCGTTGCCACCCGCACCGGGCTGTCCTGCGAGGCCTCGTAAATGTCCGGGCGATAGAGTGCCTCGTACATGCGCCGGCGGGCCTCGCGCCAGATCTCGGCGGGGTCGGTCTTGCCCGGCAGGTCGAGCGCTTCCGTCAGCGTGATCGGCCCGCTATGGCCCGGCCAGGGCACGAGCCGTTCGGCCGGCTTGTAGTCATTGGTGGCGTCGAGAAATTTCACCCGGAAGCCATGCGGGGGCCGGATATAGGTGCGGGTGGCGCGCATGTTATAGGCGTTGCGCGGGTTGATGTGATCGACGACCAGCGTCTGCGGCCGGTCGATCACGACGCCCCAGCGCATGCCGTCATGCCGCTTGGTGGCACGGCCGGCGGCGGCAACCTGTCTCAGCACGTCGCCGATCGACAGGGATGGATCGTCGATGACCGCATCGAACTTGAGACCCTTGACCCGGCAGAAGTCATGCCAGTCGGCCAGCTGATCGAGATCGATGCCGGCATCACTGGCGGGGCGCGGGTTGGCGGGTGATTGCAGCACGTAGCGATAGATCGATGCCGGATTGCTGGTCGCCCGTTCGATCCAGGAGCCTGTCGTGTGGTCGTAGTCGAGGCAGATGCGCGAGGCCACGGCGCTGAAATTGTCCAGCTGTCCGTTCAGTTGATGGGTGGCCTTGATGCGCAGGCCGACCAGGGCCAAAGGCTTGCCGAAGGCGATCGGATATTCCGGGCGGATGGTCTGCAGCGCTGCCCAGGTGGTGCGTTGCTGAACCTTGATGTCGGTCGCCTCCGGCGTCAGCATGATGACGCGGATCTCCCATCGGCCGCGCGTGGGGAATGTCCAGCTGTGCTGGCGATAGAAGGCTTCCAGTGACCGCGCGGTGACATTGAGCGTCGTCACATCCGTCCAGGCGGCGCCATCGTCCGGCGTGACCAGCCGGTGCTGGATCTTCAGCGAGACGGTCGTGGCATTGGTGCCGCCCTTGTCGTTGCTGGCATAGAGGCCGGCCGGCCAGCCAAAGATGATCGAGGCGCCGGAGGCGTCCGCACCGGTGGTGCGCGTTACCGGCGTCTCTTTTGCCGCGCTGCCGCTGATGATCTCGCCGAGGTCGTCGCGCGGATAGGGGCGCGTCAGTTCGGCGCCGATGGTTTCCTCGGCCACCTGGCGGGGGAACAGCGAGATTGGCGGATCACTGGAAAGACCTTCGGTCGCCTCGGTCGAAAGCTCGTCATATTCCGAGATTGACGTTTCGCCGATCTGCATGCCGCTGAGAGGCAGGCGCCCGTATCCGAAATTGAACAGCGAGCGGATATAGAGCCAGTTGCCGACGATCTCGCTATGCGACAGCGCGCCGAAGGGCGGGGCATAGCGGATCCTGCCCAGCACGACCGGGACTGCGCCTTCACGGTCGAGGCGGTTGCGCCAGCCGCTGATCGCATAGCGGTTCTCGCGTTCCTGTGTTTGCGGCTTTTCCGGCGGGATGAGCGCATTGATCAGGAGATTGCCGAGGACGGAAACGCCGATGCCGATCAGGCCGGATACCACCGAAAACCCGATGGTGCCGCTGACAAAGCCGAGGCTGGCCGCCCAGAACTGGCCGAGCGCGATCGCCGCGATCGAGACGACGATCTGCAGGATCGAGCGGAGCGCGTTCTTGCCGGGTATGACACGGATGACGACGCGCACGCCGGCATGCGGATAGGCCCGGTGCCAGATCGCCGGCGGCACGATCTGGACGCCGCGATCGTTGACCAGCGCCACGCGGATATATTCGCGGCCGATGGCCCGATCGGGCAGTACCTGGTCGACGATCTCGGCGATCGTCATGCCTTCGGGAAACTCTGCCGTGATGCGACCATGACCGGGATCGAGCGCCGGCGCGGCGAGGACGGAAACGAGGCCCTTCCGCTTACTCATCGAACTGCCCTCGAAAGGCGTTCGATGTGCCTGTAAACGCCCGTCAAACGATGGCGCCACGGATGCGCCAGATAGCTCTCGACCTTGGCGCAATCCTCACCGGCCGCATGCAGCATCAGGCCGTGCTGCACGACGATGCCAACATGGCTGTCGAGACGGCCGCGCCGGAACACCGCCAGATCGAAGGGTTCGACCGGTCCGGTAACCGGCAGCCAGACCGGCGACGCCTTGGCATCGGCAACGAGCGCCGCAATCTCGGCATGTTCGTCGACGGACGTGTAACCGAGGTAATCTGGAAGGCTGATCTGCAATTCCTCGCGATAGACGAGGCAGGCCAGCCCCCAGCAGTCGCAGCCGGAGCGGTCGCGGCCGAAGGCGGCAAACGGCAATCCGACGAAATGGTTCGTCCAATCGGTCATAGGTAAAGCCCCGGAAACCCGTCGCGGCTCATGCGGCCGCCCGGAAAATATTCGTTTTCGATTTCTTCGCGCGTGATCGACAGCTTGATCTCGCCGGCATCGATCTCGGCCGAGATGATTTCGAGGTCGGTGTATTCAAGCTCGATGAGGTTCGGCGACGAGGCCAGCACCACGGCCATGTGGATCGTTGCGATGTCGACAAAGGAGCGGACGAGGCGCGCCATGTCGGCATCCAGATTTTCGAGAATGAGCGTTGCCGAGGCCGGTGCGTCCTCCTGGTCGGATGGCAGCACCGTCGAGGCGACGACCCAGAGGAATGGTTCCGTGACAGGATTGGCGCCGCGCCAGGTGGAGCGGGTGCCGTAATAGAGCGGATCGTCCGAAAGACGTTCGGTGTTGTCGGTGGACAGCCGGATTGGCTGCGTCAGTTGCGGATGGTTGATCTCGAACAGCACGACATAAAGCTCGGCCGTGGCTTCCGCATCCTGGGCTAGGCGGGCGTTCAGCGAAACGCGTCTCATGGCATCACCTCGACCGTGAAGGTCTTGCGGAAGTCGATCCCGACAATGGTTTCCGTGGGCAACTGGTCGCCGAAGGTGCACAGCCACATCGCCGCGATCAGCATCGGCTGGTCGTCACTGGTCAGCAGCAGCGAGCCGCCACTTGTGCGCAGCGCCCAGCCGTCCGTCGTCGGGTCCGGCATGCGAAACAGCAGCGAGCCCTTCTTCGTGTCATGTTCGAAGAAATTGTCGAACCGTGCCCGCTGATCGGCATCGAGCAGCACGGAGAGGGTGACAACCTTGGCAACGTTGGAGAAGCGGCGGCGGTAGCCGGCCGGTCCCGCATCGGAGGCGCGGCGCAGGCGTGCCTCCTGCGGCAGCGACGACCAGGTGGCGCGTTCGGGCTTGGGCAGTTCGGCCGGCCAGGTGGCAATCGTCATCGGGCCACCCTCTGCGGCTTCACGCCGAATTCGGTCTGCAGCGAACGCCGCAGCGGGTTGCCACGCTGGGCCACGGCGGCCGAGGTGATCTGTCCGACCTGGATCACGGTCTGCCGGCGGCCCTGCGGGTCGGTCCGCTCCTCTGCCTGCACCTGGTCGCGGCCGTAATTGTGGATGACAATCGAAGAGCCACGATCGCTGGAACCGGACGAATAGGGATCAGCCGTCCGGGCGTTGCTGTTGGCGCTGGCATAGACCGGGGCGATCGAGCCGACATAGCCACCGGTGTCGAAGCCGGTCTTCCCGCCGCCGCGCACCATGCGCCGCAATGCATCGAGATTGTGGACGCCGATCGCGGCCGTCGAAATGGCATCGAAGACATATTCCTTCTCGTGCACGAGCCCGGCAACGCGTGCGGGGTCGGAACCGCCGGTGGCTCCGCCGCTGGAATAGCCCCGGACCAGGAAGGAGCCGAGCGTGGTGTTGGCGGCCCAGGCCGAGCTGGTCGGCGCGACGCCGCCGAACAGTCGGCCGATCCCGCCGAGCAGCGACGACCAGAAGCCGCCGCCAGCCGAGGCGCCGCCATTCGCTGCAATATTTCCGATCTGCCCAAGGCCGTTTGCGAGTTGCCCGAGCCCATTGCCGAAGACGCCGAGATTTTGCGTCGCGGCGCCTGAGGTGCCGGCGAGCGAGGCCAGCGACGATGCGGCTTCCGTTGCCCGGCGGATCTGCAGTTCGGACGCATTGATCCAGCTGGTCGTTACCGAATCCTGCTGATTGCCCGACAGCATCTGGAACTGCTGCTGACCACCGAACAGGCGGCTGGCGCCGGTGGCAAAGCCGACATGCCCGCCCGTATTGCCAGCGCCGAGGCCGCGCGTCTGCAGCAGGATGTCGCCGCGCATCAACTGGGACGGATCGATCGCGCGGCCCCAGTTCTGGAAGGCGTTCGCGGTCAGTGATCCCGTGCCGTCTATACCGACCTGCTTCAGGGCCGAGTTGACGAAGCCGGCACACCAGGCCGTGGTCGCGGCATCGATGTCGACACCTCCGGCCCGCAGGAAGGAATTGATATCGGTCCGCTGGCTCACCTCGTTGGCGCCGATCAGGCCCATGGCCTTGTCAACTGCGCTCGACGCCAGCCCACCGGCGACATTGCTGTTGGCTGCCCCGCCGATCAGGCCGCCTGCGCTGCCGAGCCCGGAGCCGAGGCCGCCATTGATGACGACGGTGCCTGCCATGACCGACATGGAGCCGACGCTGCGGCCCATGGCGTTGGAGACGATGACGCTCGGATCTGCAGGCGTCGCGCCGCCGAACAGGCGACCGATGATCCCGCCGATGCCGCCGAGATCCGAGAGCGTGCCTTTGTCTGTCCCGAGCATGGCATTCTTCAGCGGCGTCTTGATGCCGATATCGATCAGCGTCCCGGAAATATCCTTGGCGATGCCCTCGAGCGCGCCGGAGATGTCGCCGCTCGAAAGCCCGTCTACGATCCCGTCAATGGCGTTTTCGGCGCTGCCCTGCACCTTACCCCAGGCATCGGCCTGCTTTTCGATCTGCCGGTTCATCACCGCCATGGCATCCGCCTCGGCGCGGATCTGCGCTGCAAGGCCACTGTTTGATGCAAGACCGCGCCGGCGGATTTCCTGTTCGGCTTCCAAGAGGGCGATCGAGCGTTCCCGCACAGTGTCGTTTGCGCCGATCAGCGACTGTTCGACACGCAGCTTTTCTATGCGCTCGTTCTGGCCGCGCAGGTATTCCTGTGCGGACGCCAGCTTCTCCTGCTCGGCAAGACCGGCATATCCGGCGCGGAGATCAGCGATCTGCTGGTTGAGCCGCTGTTTCGCATCCCCTTCTGCTACGGCCGCTGCGGCAATCAGGGGCCGTAGCGTCAGTTCTTCCTGGAGCATCCGGTTCGCGTCGGCGGTTGTGATGGAGCCGGCATTCACGAGTCCATTCAGCCGAATGCGGGTCTCCAGTTCCGTCCGCATATCCTGCGCTTGGGTACGCGCATTGCCGATCGTTTCCGCGATCACGCGGTTGCGCGCCCGCGCCGCCTCGATCTCGATCGATGTTGCCGCATTCTCCTCGCCGGCCATCTCCAGGCGGGTGCGCCGCGCCTCAAGGTCGGCCCGCACCAGCGGATTGCGTTCGGTCTGGATCTGGATGTCCAGTCGGTCCAGTTCGGCCAGGCGCTGCTGCCGGTTGACGAGACTGTCCAGCACCCGCTGCTTGGCCTCGAGCGTTGCGGTGCGTTCGTCCTCGTTGATGCCCGTGAGGCCGGCGCCGCTCTGAAGCGTCGCGATTTCGTTTTGCAGGGTCTGGATACGGCGGCGATCGGAACCGGCGCCGGACGTGTCGATCACGGATGTCACGGCACGGCTGCGGGCGATCTCTTCCGCCTGACGCCGGCGGGCGGCTTCCTGTGCGTCGCGCTGCTGGATCTGCTCTTCCAGTTCCTGCACGCGTGTCGCGGCGCGCGCCTGCAGCATGCCGCTGGGTGACAGGAGGCTGAGGACGCCGGACGGACCGGACTGCAGTTGCGCCAGGGCCTTTCGTGCTTCGGCGAGCTGCTCGTCAAGGGAGGGACCGGAAAGGGCGCGATCGACTGCTCGGCCGAGCGCGTCATAGGCATTGCCGGCAGCCGTCGAGACGGTTGACCACGCCCGGCCGAGCGCGGTCGTCGCCTCTGTCGCGCTGGCAAGGCGCCGCGGCAGCGCATCGAGCAGCACCGCCTGCGCCTCCGAGACCCGGTTCTGCTGGGCAAGGTTCGTCGCCTGACGTGCGGTCGCCGCGCTGATCAGGCCGTATTGCTGATAGAGCGTCTGGGCAGCCCTGGCCGGGTCGGCGAACATTTCTGCCAGCGCATCGCCGGCCGAGGCGGCATCAAGCCCGATCGTGGCGCCAAAGTCCTTGCTGATGGCGATCAGCTTCTCGAAGTTTTCCGCGCCGATGCGGCCGGTGCGCAGAAAGCCCGCTTCCATCGAGCGCGCGGTCGACACCGAAATCCCGGCGGCGGATGCGCCGGCGCGCGCCGATGCTTCCAATTCGGCCGAGGTGCCGGCAACGGCAAGGCCAAGGCCTCTGGCGGCCGTTTCCACCTCTTTTGTCGACTGCAGATAGCGCGACCAGGCAGCCGCGCCGATGACGGCGGCGGCGGTCAGTCCGGCGATGCTGACCGTCAAAGGCGTGACGGCGCGCGCTGCCCCGGATGCGATGGTCGAGAAGTCCTTCAGCGCCGTGTTGACGCCTCCCTGGCCAGCATAGATCTGGGCGATCTGCGGTCCCTGCTGGGCAAGCACCATGCCGATCGGCATGCCGCCGGCCAGCGACTGGCCCACGTCAAAGGCCTGATAGGTGAGGTTCTGGCGTCGGAACTGGGCAGCCCCGTCGCTTTCTCCGAGCGCCCCGTTGCGGCCCTTGATCACGTCGATCGAGGCCAGCGTTGCCTGACGCTGGCGCGAAATGGCTGCCGTCATCTCGTCGGTGGAGAGGACGCCCTGCGCGTGCAGCGTCCGGATCTCGGTCAGCTGCGTCTTGTACTGGTTGATGACGGCAAACAGCGGATTGTATTTCGCGCGCAACTCGTCCAGCGAGCGGCCCTGCATGGCAAGCGCCCCGGTCCATTCCCGGACATTCTGGTTTGCTGCCGGCGCGCCGAGACCCATCTGCGCGTTGATCAGCGCCTGCAGTCTCGACGTCGTGGTCTGCGCTTCGGTTCCTATCCCCGCGATCTCGGCCTTGGTGGCGCGCGCACCAGCCGGAACCTGGCTGGCGTCGAGCGTCACGACGGCCTGGAGTTTCAGCGGGGTGGTCAT